AATTTTCTTCAATAAACCATAAGTATTCATTAAGTTCTCTTTAAATATTTTTAAGTAATCCAAAAAAATACTTCCCACTAATTGTGGGAAGTATTTATATTTCTTTAGCTTCTTAATGCAACAAGTAAATTTCTAACATATTCTGATGGTTTGTCATCTTTGTTAGCAATTAAATGCTTATGAAGCAATTCATCACTCCATCCTTTTGCCGTTGTAATTAAAGCCATTTCACTTGGACTTATTTTCGTTCCGGATAACTTTCCTTTGTTGGTTGGATTTCCGGTATTGTCAAAATGACAATGTTCTGTATTGCATTTTATCGCTTTACTGGAATATTTATCAAGTACCATCCAATATAATGGAGCGACATATAGATCAGTTGCCTTTCCGTTCCAATCAACTTCTTTTGTTTTTCCATAACCTTCGTTATAGAGGTTGTGAAAATGAGAAGTTGGTTCAAAATGATCATAATGCATATGAAAATCTTGAATATCTTCTGCTTTTTCATTTGCCATCATTTCGACAAGCATACCTAAATTTCGTCGTTTTAAAACGGCTAATGGTGATGTCGCACAATGAACATTTTTTGGAAATTGGTCATCAGGAAGAACAAATACAACACCTTTGCCACCAGCACGATTAGTGATTTTATCGCCGGTCTCCAAGGTATGAATTGTTTCGTATAATAAATAAACGCGATTATATTTCTTGCCTTGAAATAAATATGTAGTTATTTTCAAGTCTCTAATAACACCTTTGTCTATTTTACATATATATTTAGATGAATGACATCCAAGTCGTTTGATCTTTTCATGTTTGGCTAAAACTTTGCCCTTTTCGACAATGTCTCCTATTTTGACCATCATCTTAAAATTGGAAATAGATTTTGGAACGAGAAACGTTTGTTCGTTTAGTTGTTTGACCGTAAGCATTTCGGAAGCGGTTTTGCTAATTGCAATTTGCTCCTTGTACGTAAGAAAGGGACATAGAATAGTCTTTAAATGCTTGCCACTTAATGTGCCTGTTATTTGAAATTCATCTCGCCTTCTTTTATGATCGTATTCCGGATGATGGCACCATGGATCTTCGCCATCAACTACTTCAACAACACCATTTATGTTAGAGGCGGTCATCCGTCGTCTACTATATTCGGGAAACAATAAATTCTCATGTAATATTTGCGAATATTGTTTACCTCTTTTTATAAACATTCCATTATTGTCAATTTCCACATCTTTGCATTGATACATAGAAATGCCGACATTTTTACCTTGACTTTGAGTCATATAATCAAGTATGTTGCTGGCATCAAATATCGGCATTTGACTATTCCGCCCAATATTAGGAGTGTCTATAAATATCTTATTTGGATATAATTTATCAACTGGTGTGACATATTGTATACTTTTGTGAGTTTTAATGATACGCATTAATTCATATTGAACTCGATCCGGTTCAATCAAATATCCAAACAAATAATGATCTTCTAATGTACGATTAATACTATCTCTTATACAACATGCAAGAATATCACATTCATCTATCATATAATAATCTGCAATTGATTTATCCCATGGATTATACAAAGGAGTTGGTTTTGCAATATTACATATTCTCAATTTTCCGTTTTCCATATGCAAAATATGATTTTCGTCTGGAATCGGCAATGTAAATATAATAGAATAATTGACTTGTTTGTCATTTTCTAAATTCATTGTAAATTGAGCATTAGTATCTGAAATTCTAATTTCCGGATTACACATGTAGAACTGTCTGACCGGCGATAACAGTACTTGGAGTTTTCTTAGTATCTTTTTGACGTTGTCTACTAATAAAGTTTTGTCCATTTTTTATTCTTTCAGTAAGTGTGTTTAAAAGTGAATTAAATCCATTGTCTTCAATCAATGCATTTAATGTATTAATTCTTTCTTCAAATCCTATTAACCCAGTATTTGAGACTGATGCATCATTAGAAAGAAAATGTAATGGACATCTATTTGTGATTATCTCACGAATAGTAATTTCATTACGTTCTATTTCTGTCATAAAATCAAAGAAGGGTTTGGATAAATTCTCATCAAGTATGCTTGATAGCAATGGCATTGTTGTTCTAACTGATAATTTGCTTTCGAGAAGATCAATAATAATTCCGAATCTTTTAGCCAATCCGTGCTTAGAATCAAACAATTCTTGCGATGCTCTTTCAATGATATGTGCAAATGATTTCATCAATGTAACATTTTGATCTGCGATCAACCATAGCATTTTGGCAAAATTGCCAATCATACCAATCCACAATTTACCAATAATTATGCCCGATGCTATTTCTAAATCACTTTCTCTTAGATCTTTAAGGTTACCATTAATCCATTTGTTTATATCATCTTTTTTGAGAGATTCGCAACAATCAAGAATATAATAAGTATCAGAATCTTCATTGAGAATATCTTCAGCGCATAATGAAAAATTATGTACTTCCATTATTCCTTCAATTTCTTCTTGATAATTATTAATATCTACCGGACCAAGACTTTCCCCAAGTTTCATCTCATGATCCCATTCGAGAGAAGTCCAATCTTCTTGAAGATTCATGCCTGGCAATCCCATTAATCCAAATGCCCAATCTCCATCAAAATCGGCATTCATACCTTTCGTATAAGGTGGCGCCATACCAATTGTTGGCTTATCCCATTTTCGAATGGTAAGTTTGCGAAAACTTTGATCGTGCAATACTGGCTGCCGAAAAACAATTGCCCATGCAAATTCTGTTGTTTCGCCACAATGTTTATAGAAATATTTTGCCATTTTTTTGTATATAGGTATTGGTAATGCGATTTCATCATATTCAATCCATGGACAATGACATATAACTCCTCGAAACGAACCTTCGGCACGATGATTATATATATTGGTATTTAGCCGTCCTTTCTTGCCGGCAAGATCTAATGTAATGGCATTCCAATACAATCTTACATTAATCGACACTTGCTCATCATAAAAGTCAGGATCTTCTATATGATAGTCCTCCCATTCTCGAACCATATGAATAAGACGATCAAAATGAAATTGGATATTTGACAATACATATTTGTCATTTATGATTTCTGGTTGTTGAGGGGGGATAAGAACATAATCTACTATTTTCCCGCTTGCATTTTCTATTTTGATTGGCAATTTAAATATGCCGCCATTTTTAATGCATTCGTCAGTAAGAATATGATTTTCTATAGTCAAAACATCAATAGGATCTACCATCCTCTGGATATATTTCCCTATTGGTCTTAGTATTTTCTTCATCTTCGCTCCTTTGCTTAAAGTCAAGTGCCATACGCAGTTTTTGCTCTCCTGTTTGCCCTGCGCTATACTTCATAGACAATCTTACGCTATGATTGTCTTTACCAATACTTTCATAGTTCCATAATCCAAGATGTCGAATATCCATATTATTAAAATAGTCTGGAGGTGATATTATTCCAGGAATATTCATATTAAATGAAACCGAACCATCAGATTTTCGCCTACTCGGAACACCATGTATAAATACTTCTCCCGGAGTAGATTTCGTAAGATGTTGTCTTTTTATTTGCAATTTTGCAATTTCGGCATCTATTTGCTTAATTTCATCTGTTGGTTCTTGTGGTTTATATACTGGAAAAGACTTCATTGATCTCAGTACATGATTCGCGACTTCCTGTATATAATCGCAAGTGTCAGGTCTTGGTTGCAACCAAAGTCTTTCTGATTGCATTTCGTCCATTATTTTGAATGCTATATTTGACATAATGTCCTTTCTCTATTTTGCTTCAATATATTTAATATATTGAATAAGTTTCATAATTGTATTTTCTGGATTTGCTTTACGATCAAACAAAAAATCTAAGTTTTCTTTAGTCATCAATTTTTCAATAGTATGATGTGTTTCTATAATAGAATTTTCTAAATCTATCATATCTGTTGTTACTTTTTTTAACTTTTGTAAAATTTCAAATCTTGTTTTGTCAAGAAAATCATCATTGAAATCGTCATTATTCATTCTCTATCCTTTCTTTATTTTGATAATTGTATTAAAAGTTCTTTTATAGCACTATTAACAATTTCAATAACTTCATTTTTTGTAACATATTTATTGTTGAAATTATCAATCAAATTAACAATATCGAAATTAATATCAGAATTAACATTTGTTTGAATCTTTGATGGGTTACGTTTTTTGATCGAAAGTTTATTTTTTACTTTTGGTAAATAGGGAGTTTTTTTAACTATTGTATTAAAGAATGATAAGTCTTCTTCTTTCATATTCTGAATTATTTCTTTTGTAGATTTCAAAATTTCTTTTTTATTGTTTTCCCATATTTGCTTTAATGTTTTTCGATTAAAGGAATCGGGTGCTATTCGAAATAATTGATATGCATTTATTGTATGATCAATATCTTGTCTTCCTTGCACTATTTTATAAGGAGCAAACATTCTCCCAATCATAAAAGATGAGATATTAAGCCTTTTGGCTATATCTTTATAAGCCATGTTTGTTGATGTAAGTTTTACCACACGATGATATACTAATCCATCTATTGTATATCGTCTTTTTTCCATATTCCATTCAGATGTTAAGCAGTTAGGACATCGGACGAGTCCTTCTTTTTTGTCCCATTGATGTTCGCATTTCATACATGTGAGCATTTTGTAGTCTATCATATTCGGAAATGTTATTTCTTTTTGAGATGAAGTCATTTAGTTTTTCCTTTCAAGAGATTTATTTTCTATAATTTCAATGCGAGATAATACAGATTCAACATCTTGGACAAGGCTATTAAGTATTGAATATTCAGAATTTTGCGATGAGATTCTATTTGCAACTGCAAGATAATTAGAATATTTCATATTAAATTTTGCCAATTCGTTTTTTGCTTTTTTTATCAAGTCTTTTCGAATCTTTGTATCTTTGATCGCAATGTCTCCACGTTCCCACATTCTATTAGAATTTGGGATTGATTCAAATGCACGTATAAATCTATATTTATTATCTGAGCCTTTCATACAAATACGAAGCATGCGAGTAATTTGACGTAATTCATTTTTTCGATTTAGAATACCACCGGATCTATCATCCCATGTTAACGAATTATGTAATATATGATTTTTATTTTTTGCTTTTTCTAAAAGCAATTCGATTGTCTTTGATTTTCCAGATACTTTGCTTATTGCTTCTCCGACTGCCTGAGCATCAAGTGAAGTCGGGAACATATTTGCCCACGAGAATCTGATAGTCTTTTTTTGTTTTGATGCAATCATTTTGAATTCCTTTCTTAGAATATAGATATTCAGTCCCCTCAATAAAGAGGGGACTGAATAAGGATGACTATGCGCGTATAATACGTGCTGTATGATCTCGAATGTTTTCGACTTCTTCTATCAATTCTTGTGCATCTTCAGGCAGATTATCAGCCATTGTGCTATCAAGAATTCGACTTGCAATGACTGCTCTGAATGTATAGGGGTGAACATTTACACTATACGTTTGTAAATTCCCTCGTAAATTTTGCATTCGGGCCTTCATCGGTTTGCCGGTTTTGTTGGATTCTATCTCAACAATATTCCGGATATCGTTATGCCATTGAGGTAAAACATCAAGATACAAATGAACACCTGGTTGCATTGTATTGCGACTGAAATAGTCGCTATAAAATGCTTCTAACCGGATTTCTGTTCCTTCTCCAGTTGTTGCCGCATAATGAATTAAGTCATTTGGACGGAAATTCATTTTCTCCAGTTGTTGGTTGAACGCGTTATTACGCCGATTATTACGCCGATTGTTACGCCTTGCTTGATTCCGTTGATTTCGTTTATCCGATCCACCTTTGCCAACAAGTTCTAATACTGCTAATTCTACATAAGTATGAATTTGCAATGAAGTCCCTTCTGGAACTTTCACTTTCTTTGAACTTGTAACATTAATGAATTGAGAAACTACTTCTGCTCCTGCAATTTGATCGCCATTGGCGATAAATTGCCCCTGAATACGAGCGGGGAGCCAAACTGAATCTTCACCAAGATTTCCAACAATAGATATAATATCGCCTTTTTTATACTCTTTATCGAGTATGGCTGGATGATATGTTGGAAAATTTGTTTTTGGCTGTGGATTATCAGTTAAAAGACTTCCTACAATTACATCTCCTTGTTTGTGGCATCCTTGGACTTTAGCAAGTCCTGCGAATTGACACTTTAGAGATATTCCATCTTCTTCCGGAAGAACTACTGCGATTTCTTCTTCTTGGATAATTTCATCAGTTACTTCTACTGCTTCGGCCAATACTGGCTTTTTGTTTTTACTCATAATTTTATTCTTTCGATTAGAATTTTTTTTCATATTAGTTAGCATGCCAATCATGTACATGCCTGCTTGTTTGTTGGCCTATTTACAATTAGCCTTTTGTTACCAAGGGTCGCATTGGTAGCATCCATTATTTAAACAATATTATTACTCCTTATTAAAATTAATATTATAAAACCCACTATTTTATGCAAGCCATTAAAAGATGCTCTTTTTCGACTCTCGCTTATGTGTTTTGAATGGCGGAGCATTTGTCATATCATATGGGGGTCTCAATGTTTACGTCTTAATATCTATATATGGATAGTTATATCTCTTCGGAAAAAAATATCCCACCAGTCTTATCGACTGATGGGATTAGAATTCTTAAAGTTCAGGTAAGACGGGCTCTTTGACCTTAGTCTTTGCTTTCGCTTTCGACTTCGTCGAAGATTTTGTCTTCGATTTAGACTTTGTCTCCAATTCTTCATTATGCCACGATTTGAGCAGTTCTTCTGCTTCTGCAACCGTGATGTGATTAAAATCGGTTAAATCTTCTGTCCCATCAATGGTTTCATCCAGCAACCTTACTTTGATGCTGTATGTGATAGCATTTATGCTATCAAGCCAATCTGAGAAACGTTCGTCTTTCTTGGCACCACCAATGATGCCATTCATTCGACGAATATCCAGGGTTGACCCAACAATAAATGTCGGTCCGCCTTGACCTCGTCGTTTGGAGACATGAAATGCTCCAAATAGTACTTTCTCGCCAGATTTTCTGGCATTGGCAATTTTATTATTTGCCAATGCGTAACACGCCATCAGCAATTCGAATGACGACTCGCCAACTGCCATAGTCAATTTTTCCTGTGACTCTAATACTCTGTCCATAATGTTCATAATTTTGTCCTTTCTTAAGACTTTTGAAACTTGAACAATCGAACTATTCGATTGTTTCTTCTACCATTGTCTGACTGTCAGCCATTTTGGCTTTTCTTTCAGATACTTTCTCTTTTGCAAGTTCTACTGCTTTCTCAGCATACTTGCTGCCCTTTTCATAGGCCCACAAGCCACCTTCGATGACTAATAGTCCTGCAAGACAACTGACACCGACTTCGATGCCTTTTTTAATGACTCTCAACATAGCGATACTCCTTTCTTTTTGTAATAATAAGTAATAATATATTTCGTAAAGAGAATTATATAAGTTATCTAATAACAATCTTCAATAATCCTCAATACTCTCCCTATTAATCTCATACAATCAAGGCCACTACTAAGAATAATATTGAGAAACTGCCAATTAGACTGTTTCTCGAAATATTTCTCTTAATACTACCGAAGTTAAGTTCGGCCTCAATGAGAGTCTCTTCGTCCAAGTCTCTCTTTTTACGCTTGTGGTCATAATACCATAAACCACAAGATGCCAGCATTATTTCAATAACGAATGCCACAATCATCCACACTAATATTTCTGCAACCATAATATCTTCCTTTTCTTCATCAATTTTAAATGCGGATTGATGATAACCGCATATAAAAAATTAACCCGAGTACAAATCGTACCCGGGTTAATTGAATTATTATCTATCGCAATTCTCGCAATAGATATACACTTCTCCTCCGGCAATTGCCGGTTCCGATGTATCTAAGTACATCGGACCATGACACTTCGGACATATCCCGGAAGTGTCGGGTGACCTTTCTAATTCGGGGATTTCGTTTCTTTTGATTGTTCGAAGATACCACCCATCTTCCAATTTTTCGTCTCTTTGAACATCATGACCAAATTTTCCGATCCAGTTTACTATTGTGTCTTCCGGATTATTGACTTTTGGTATAATACACCAGAAATTGTCCTCCTCTTCGAGGAAACCTCTTTTTACAAACTTCACGAGGGCTTTCCCCTCGCCACCGGGAAGGTATGCGACAACAGCGTACCTCTCCCGAACTGTTTCGCCTTTTCCTCGAAATCCTCCGATTTCGAAGAACGAAATAGCTTCCAAGAAATTATTCATAACATTCCCTTTTCTTCGTCAATTTTATTGCGGATTGACGATAACCGCATATTAATATTGGCAAATCTCATCAGTACCGGAATGCCAATCCGGCAGACCGACGCCGATACCAGCGTCGGTTTCGATTTAAATGTATTCTAATACCCAATTTTCCGGGTTGTTTCCCGGAACTCTACCACCAAAATCAAGATAGTACATTCTATCTATCTTTTTGGAAGAGAGCCCAATTTTGGCGGACTCGTATCCGCCATAACTATCGCTCTCGAATGGGTTTATTTCGTATGTCTCTTCATCGACATATCCCAACATGCCGAGAAAATCAGCAACGGTGTCGATAGTGAAGTCATCTGGTTCTTCCCGACTTTCTACTTCAACGCCGTGAGCGTTATAAATTAAAACTTCCATAATATTTCCTTTTCTTCGTCAATTTTATTGCGGATTGACGATAACCGCTTTGAAATTGGCATTCTCGTCAGTACCCGGGTGCCAGCCGGATAGACCGACGCCGATACCGGCGCCGGTTTAGAATTTTTAAATATCGTGAATATTTTCTAAAATGCACTTCGCGCTTTCCGGCGAAGACACTTCGAATTGTTTGACGGCATAGCGTCGGAGACTCATGCCGAATTGTTTCCACATGTCTTCTGCGGAGAATTCTTCTCCGCGGGGCGGAAATTTCTCGAATTCTACTGCGATATACACGCAGCAGAGGGAAGCTAAGTGCAGCGGCAAATTACCAATACACAAATTCCCGGCGACATCTGCCGGGATAGCATTTCCCGTGATGATGTCAAAATCAATCCCGCTATAGCGGGATGTAATGGCTTTTACGGTCGCCGGATGGCGACTGATAATTAAATTTCTCATAATTAAAATCCTTTCTTAAATTTGTATAAATACACATCTGATTTGCAGATGTTTTTAATTAAACTCATAATTTTATCGACTTCTCCGCCTCCAAGCCCACAGCCTATCAGATATGGCATATGGAGAGTTTCTTCTCTCTCTTGGGCAAACTGGTCGACTTTTTCTAAACATACTGCTAAGTCTGCGTATGACACTCTCTGTCGATTTGTCCCTATGCCATCTTGTGCACACATATTGCACACATAGATCTCTGTGTCTACTTGAATTATTCGGATTTTTCCGAGTTCTTGTTTATTATCCCGAAAGACTTTTTCAGGAAAAGACCATTTTCGAGAAAGTGCTAACACAAATCCGGCACCCCATTTATTCACATTGTTCACAATATGGCATATGATGGCCGGTTTTTGAATTGGCGAAGTGACATCGCCTTTTATGATTTTGATCATTATTTTCTCCATTTATTTTGCCAATAATCCCGAGAATAGAAATCGGGGATTATTGACATTGACGATTGTTCAATCTGGATACAGAAGTTCTCTAACTTCCTCTACGATTCTTTCATATTCACGAGGAATTCTCTCGTTGCAATATGATTCCGTTGGCTCTCCATCAAGTGCGATCTTGACGGAGGTAATGAATACTCCGCTTTGTAGATGATTTGCAAAGCGGATTGTGATAGAGTTCGCTCCATCACATACTGTCATTTCTCTTATGGCGGAAGAAATATCTTCCTGTTTTAATCTTTTAAACATAATAAACTCTCCTTGAAAAGTGTTGAAATTTTACTTAAACTTTAACTGACGTTTGAGTTTTCGTAAATTTAGATTTACGATGCAAGAAATTCCCTGTTTGGAAACTCCTAACAAATCCCCTATTCGTTGATGGGAATATTCTTTGCAACCAAATAAACCAAATTTCATAATTAATATTGCCCTATCACGCATTTTCATTTGCGCTAATAATTGGCGAAATATTTTATTAAGATGGTTTACATATTCATTCATAAATACTTGGGATTTTAAGTGTTTATAATATAATTCGGCTGTTAGAATATCGACTTTCTCATGTCGACACTCTACACATATGTCTTGCTTTTCATATCCTTGCATATGATTACAATCCCATTTTTTTATTTTTATCGGCGTATAATGTACACGTCGGTAGAAATCTGTAGTATGGTTAGATTGCCCGCATTGCGGGCAATCTATAAACTTGAATTTTGACATTATTTTGAGTTCTCTCTTTCTAATATTTTATTGATACTGGCTCCAGTATCCATTAATTCTTTTAATGTAATTCTCTTCTGATGATGGATCCCATCACTTCCAAGAATGCAGGATAGATCGGGTAGAGAAAATTCATAAGGTTCACATTCAAGGCTTACCTTTAGAACTTCATTTTCAATATTCACTTTGACATCTATATCAAAGTGAACTTTCTCTCGATCCATTAATGCTATTGCGAGCAAACTTGCAATAGCATCATGTGTTTTTGTTGTCATCTTCCTTCTCTTTCTCTATAACAGAACGCAATTCTTTTAATGCTGGCGAATTGCTATACCATCTTTCAATCCGGATACTAAACAATAATCCGGCGAATATACCTATGGGACCACCCTGAATGACACCCATTACTGCAGATGCTCCGAAAGCGGCACCTCCAGTAAGAATGATATCAATAATAAGCATCACTCCGCATATTACTGATGGCCATATCATTTTATTTGACATGGCACTTGCCATTCTATCGAATCGCGTCATTAGTGCCCATAACGACACTAATGACAATACTACTAACGCAATGGTAAACATAACGAATCTCCTTGTTAGAGTTCTGATCGTGCAGATACGGCCATTTTATCGACCATATCATTGAATTGAGCATCTATATGGATGCTCCCAGTATGACTGCGAATATGTTCAGTGTCAAATTTAACTCTTTGACATAAATCGAGAATGATTTTAATCAAATCGATATTTTTCGCCTTTTTTCCAGACGATAGTCTCCAGTTTTTCTCGCGCCATTTCGCGCCATTTTTTATGACCTTGATAGCATATTGGCTATCAGTGACAAGTAATGGTGAGATATTCCGCGAATCACAATATTTCAAACCAGAAATGATAGCATATAATTCTGCACGTTGGGATGTGCAGTTTTCTACTGAGAACGAAAAGTTACGAACCTTTCGATTATATTTTGTGACGACATATGCCATTCCGCCACATTTACTTTTAGGACTGTAACTTCCATCAGTATATAACTTATACTGATAGTCTACTGCATCAGATATCTTTGTCATAATAATTTTCCTTTCAAGAGATAGTATGATGTGAATAATGATATATTATATCAAAACAAATGATATAATAAATGATATACAAATGATATAAAACAACGAATAATATATATAAATGATATATATCATAAATCCCACCATTGTACAAAAGTGATATGTGTATATGTAAATAATATACAATTCATATTGTTATGACTGATTAAAGAAGAATGCTGGAATATATGTAAATAAATACATATTATAATCTTTTTCTATAACAAACTTTGAAATGAGTTTGGTAGAAAGCCAAACATTCCCGTTTTTCGTAACAATTTTGCATGAATCATTTTCGACAAATATTTCATTTAAATGGAATATTGTCATTTTTACATCAGGAACAAGCAAGCAAGCCTCAACAACTTCAGGATCAGTAAAATCATTTGGCAATCCTTCGCCAAATTTAAGGTTAGTATAAAAGAATTTCATAGTAAAATTTCCTCCAAGAAAAAGGTAAGCAAAAGAGCGGATAATACTAAATAAATCCGCGAATAATTATTTTTAAGACTGAAAGCTACTTTTCATATATATCAAATAAGTAATGTATAATACACCCAAATCGGCAAAATATTAATTAAGTGAAGAGGTATGTATGTATATAGAAACAAATATATCAAGACAGATATGAATAAGATAAAAGATAAGCCAAATAGAGATATTTAGAAGCATTCAAAGAATACATCTAAAAACCACTCAGAAACCAACAGAAGCAATCAAAGATATAAATATATAACATAAATTACACCGAGATATAACATGAATTACACCGAGATATAACATAAATTACAAAAACCACACTGTTATTCCAGCCGTCTCGTGCCGTCTCGTGCCGTTTAACGCCATTCTAACAGTATTTCGACATATTACTAATATCTCTTGATAGCATTCCTATCACGTTCCATATAACTCTTTATATATGCCATATACAGTATGCCATATAGGTATGTTATATGTAATATTGTGTAATGTGATAGCCAGCAATATTAGCACATATATTTAATATTTCGCCGAAAAAAGTCATAAGTCCAATTTGTACACCTAAAATGGCTCTTTTTGCAAATGTCCTTAAAATTCGTAGTAAACCCCTGACGGGGAATACTACTTATGACATATTTTTATTTTTGAAAAGTCATTTTTTTCTCAGGGTTGTACGAAAAAAGTCCATTAGACACTTATGACTTTTTTTACGTCTTTTTTGCCACTCTAAACTGCCCCTATTTGGCGAATAGAGGCATTCTACGTTGCAAAAATTGCCCAAAATAGGCTATTTTTGTAATTTATGATTTATATAGATTATTGAGCACCATACAAACTCTGTCAACTCTACCAAAATCGGCATATTATTATGTGTATTTCTACTACTGATTGCCAATCATATCACCTCTATAAATATATGTTTTTTCTCACTTTTTCAAATCGGCATATATTTTATTGATTGGATATTTCTCTTTGATGCGCTCGCTTCGCTCGCGCCCAATAATAATGGTGATTTACCATATATGTTGACATGTAAAGTCCCATCAGACTGCCTCTACACGGCAAATAAATTCTCCTCAAAACACCTTTTTATGTGATAAATGACACATAAGGCCAAAATGCTCTTTTGGGTAGATATTTCTCTTAAGTGCGCTCGCTTCGCTCGCGCTTATAATGGGAGTATTATTCTTGATGATTGCGCTCGCTCCGCTCGCGCTGATATATGACAATCAAGTGTTCTTCTTGATGATACGCTCGCTCCGCTCGCGCTTATATGGCGTCAGGTTAATCGCCATATGTTAAGAAGGGGCTGTTATAATAACGATTGGTAATTCGGCTAATTATAAAAATGGCTGATTGCCTATTTGGTTGCTATCCCTTATGATAGGTGCCGATTGGTATTATGTGCACGTCTCGGGATTCAGGCTATCAATATAAAGTATTAGCCGGGAAATGGTCTGTCGGCGGAGTAGAAAAAGCCCCTCCCCATAACAGGGGAGGGGCTTGCCAGGGGTTCAGGGAGCGTAAGGGCAGTCAGAGGAACATTCCTCTTCGTAGCACTTCGCGCCCTTATAGTGACAATAATTATGTACCCAACATGTTGCATCAGCAGCGTTGATGGCTCGGCGAGCGCCACCACGTTGCACTTTACGACCATTTCGACCTTTGTGACACCAATCGTCACTTTTGGTCGTTGCCGCAATTCGTTCATATGGTTTCATAATGATTCTCCTTGTAAAATGATATAAAAATAATACAAACGATATAAAAGTGATATAATGATATATTATATCACTTTCTCTAAATGTTTTGTCGGTTCCGTCAATATCATAAGTTTTATTGACGGAAACAACAATATAAATGACAATGCGTCTACGTTTTCTCTTCGAGCCTCTTTATCAGAGACGATGAGGTGGATCAGAATAGATCCTATAATCGCAATCGGAAGGACTGCAATAGCATTTACCACCAATATGGCGATAAATACTGTAAATACGATTTTGTCTTTCATGATAAATTCTCCTGAAAGTAAGTGATATATTATATCACTTGGGTGAATGAATCTCCCACCATGCCGACAAGTGGCATAGTGGGAGAAAAATACTTTATTCTACGGTTTCTGGAGTTTCCTCTGGCTTTTTGCCGAAGAGGTGACTCCAGATCGACAGGATCTTTCCGAAGACCCAATCGTGGACTCGCTTCTCCGCTTTGGGAGAAACGACGGAGGCTATCAAAATGCATAGTCCTCCAACACACGCTAATCCCGCGATTAGCGAGAGGTTCTTGAACAGATAGTACGCCAGAAGAACTGGCATGACCACAACAAGTAAAAATCCCACTGCGGGGGATTTCTCACATAATGTGTCAATCTTCTTTCGGGGATTAACAAATCCCGCGAAATGACTGACAAACGAGGACTCTAATCCCCGTTTTTTTGCTTTGCCGAGGATTTCGGTGATCTTCTTTCGGGGATTAACAAAATTTTCTGTGTGTTTCATATTTTTCTTCTTTCTGTTTGCAATTTTAGATGAGATTGCAATTAACTCATTGATGATACTCAAAATACTCACTATTTCTTGAGTAATCCGCCCAAAAGGCAAACTACTCCAATGAGACCAATCCCATTGCTGGCAGTGAACAGTCCCTGTTGGGACATGAACATTGCCATCTCTAACTGACTCAGTCCAACTGGGATAGCAGACATAGATATGCCTATGGCTGCTACCACAGTTATAATACCTATGACAATTAATACGTATTTCATAATATTTCTCCTGATATGACAAGCAAGCATCGCTTGCTTGTCGTTTGAATAAAAATACAGACAAGAACTGTTCTTGTCTGTAAAAAAACCCTTCTACTTGTTAGAGTGGGAGGTAGACCCCATGATGGAGGAGGTTATTCCTCCATCAAATCCTCTCTGATTGTTTCTACTGTTGTCATCATGTCGGATAATTCCGACACGACGACGGCCGCTGTTTCTGTCGAAGGATTTATATCCTCCAACAGGAGATGTATTCTTCTCTTTAGTATCTGTAGTCTTCTGCTGACTACAGCCTTTGGTGTTGCCTTTGGTGTTGCCTTTTCCATGATATTTCTCCTGATATGACAAGCGATGCTTGCCTGTCGGTTGATTGAATATAGACAAGAACTGTTCTTGTCTGTAAAAAGTCTCTCCCACTCGTTAGAGTGGGAGAGGTGAGGCCTGGCTTTTGGTTATAGCAATTCCCTCTGGCTCCAGATTCACGAGGAGCATCGTGCTACATATATACCCGTTTCTTCCGCGAGAAACAAGGGCTCTTACGGCTGCTGATGTAGCACAACCGGCAGCAAAGTTTATACTCGTTTTGCAGAGAGTTGAGTATTAGTTAATAACACTCAAAATCCCCACTATTATTAATTGGTGGGAATTTTATTTACTATGTATTCTCCGTGCAGGGGAAGAATACATAGTGGTCGCATTTGTGTGAGAGTATGCGAGAACTCTTGTGAAGATTGCTGTGAAGGACTTAGAATGATATGTAGATAGCAATCATCTCCATATATCAAATTACCCACTATTGTACAAAAAAAGCCATCCCACTTGGCAGAGTGGAGATGGCGAGTACGATCGGGTTCTCTTCCGAGAACTAATTAACGCTTTGCATCGATTTTGCCAAAACGTTCCACGTCATTCCCGCAATGGCGAGTTTGACGCACCACATGGAATCAAATGTGGATTTTTCCCGAACTTTCTCTGCCCCCTTGGGCCAGGCATTCGGATACCTAATCTGATCGCATTTTCAACTGCCTTTGATTTTAACCGTCAGATCTCGGTTACATCTTTGTTTATACTCCTTATGATGTTTCAGAGTTTTGAATAGGCCTTATTCGAAATCCCCACTATTTCGAAGTGCCGGAAGACGCAATAGGGAGGTCTTCGAGCACCCCGAAGAGAGTCGGGGTGCGAGTCCGCAAGCGAGTCTTCGAGCGAAGCCTTACGGAGTAAGGCGGAGTTGCAAGCGAGTCTTCGAGCGAAGCTCTTCTCTTCTCTTGTGGGGGGGGTGGCGGAGTAAGGAAGAAAGACTATTCCTCGTCCTCTTCCTCCTCTTCTTCCTTTTCTATTTTTACGCCCGACTCCAACAGGAACCGGGCGGCCTCCACAAATCCTTCCTCTATTGCTACTCTCATTTCCCACCCGTAATCTCCAGAATTGAGGTCTATCCAACCCCCTTCTACGAGGGTCTTTATCATGGGCACACTTCCCAGCGCGTACAGCAGCGCTTGACATGGAAGATCGCCACCTTCCTCCAACATTAACTGAACCAGACGGCAGTGTCCCGCCCTGATGGCACGGAGGACATCCTCCTCGTCAATTAATGATGCACGAGACCTTGATTCGATCAGGGTCCGTGAGATGCACTCACATCCCATCCTCACGGATGTGGAGAGGTGCTCTGAAGATGCACGCCCTCCGAACTCAAGAGCGAGATGAATCATAGAAACGTTCCCACTCTCAAGTGCGTCCTCCATGATGTCTCCCTCATAGTCGGGAGTCCTCTCCAACAGCATCCGTGCTGCGAGGACATTCCCCGATCTTACCTCTCTGTTCACCTCCATGCCCGAAAGTGGGCATTCAAGTGACTCTAGTATCAACCGGAGGCATTCCACCCCCTGCAGGCTGCCTCCTTGACAGTATCTTATCGCCTGCGCGAGTGAGCTCTTGTTCTTGCCCGCTCCTCGCTTGAGGAGCAGGCGGACGATCTCAGTATGACCATGGAACGAGGCCCATCTCAAAGGACCCCCCTCGTCGAAGTGTATACAAGCCCCTGCATCAAGGAGCATGCGAACAGCACCCTCCCTGCCCTCCGTAGAGGCACTAACAAGCGCCTCCCCCAGGGTCTCGTTCGAAAAACAAGACTCTTTTAAAAGCATCATGAGGATGCTTTCCTTTCCACGCCATGCTGCCGTCAAGAATACCGTCTTGACGGCATCTTTCGACACCCCTCTTGCGAGGATAGTCTTTACGACAGATTCTCGTCCGCCGTATGAGGCCTTGATAAGGCCTCCTTCCAACACCCTCGTGGGGATGTTGTTTGCCATCAACTCAAGTGTGAGTCGACGATCCATTCCTGAGACCTCACGAATGAGGTCCCAGTGGGAGTTCTCTCTCGCAAGAGTCTCCCCCCATCTTCTTGGGGGGGGAGATATGAGGTTTTACATCAAGGAATTCCCTGATGGAACATCCATCAGGGAATATATCGTTGAATGTTTCTGTCGATTCTTCCGAGAGATCGACAGAATGCATGTTCTTAAAATATCCTTTTGTGATCTTCATAACATTTTCTCCTGTAATATGACAAAGCAAGCATCGCTTGCTTGTCGGTTGCTTGTCGGTTGCTTGTCGGTTGCTTGTCGGTTGAACAAAATACAGACAAGAACAGTTCTTGTCTGTCATACTCTCTATTGGGGTGATTTCGTCCATACGGAGAAATCCCCACATGGTGTCTCTTTACATCTTACGCTCCATTCTCAACAAGCAGTTTGACGACTGCTAAATGTCCGTTCCTCCTCGCCCAACGCAACGAGGAACCGTGATTTTCATTCGTATTAGCCCCTCCTTTTATTAGTAGTTTCGCAATTTCTGCGTATCCATTTCTCGCAGAAAGATACAATGCACGCCCTTTAAACGCGTTAACATCTGCACCGCTCTCAAGGAGCAGTTTTACAACTTCAGGGTAATTACCAATCACTGCCCAGCGCAGTGGATCTCCGTCTATAACATCCGCATCCACTCCCGCCTCAAGGAGCAACCTCACGATTGCAGTGTGTCCGTTTTCAGCGGACGAACACAATGCCCAATCATAATGGGCGTTTATACCCATCTCTATCAGCAATTTCACAATTGCAGTATGCCCGTATACAGCGGATAAATGTAATATGGAGTCTATATCCACCCCCATCCCTATCAGCAATTTCACAATTGCAGTATGCCCGTTTTTCGCCGACAAATGCAACACATGATTATTGTGGGCGTGAACATTCGCGCCATTCTTGAGCAGCAGTTTTACAACCGCTATATTCCCGTGTTCCGCTGCATCTCGCAACGCCCAATCGTCTCTGACATGAACGTTTGCACCTGCATCAAGACAAGCCTGGGTTATATCGACCCGCCGTGCCATTAGCCAACCCAGCCATCCGTTATTGTCGAGTTTTTCGAGCAGTTCTGGTACGGTACACCCGTCCGGGAAATGCTTGTCGAACCAGTCAATGCCAGATTCACAGGCTTTGAGTTCTATTAATAAGTCAATTGTGATTTTCATATTTTTTTTCTTTCTTCCATCAATTTTAAAACGGATTGATGGTTAACCGTTTTTCCTGTTTGGAAATAAAAAACCTTGACTACAATTGTAGTCAAGGTTAAATACAGACAAGAACAGTTCTTGTCTGTCATACTCTCTATTGGGGTGATTTCGTCCATACGGAGAAATCCCCACATGGTGTCTCTTTACATCCCCACTTGGAGAGTATGTCGGCGACATTTCGTTCGCCAACATTATAATCCCGATTTCTATTCTCGGGATTATCCGTAACGAAGGAGCACCCTTTATGGAGTGCATCCATCACTCTCTCCACGGGGAGTGGTGCCCTGTCTTTCCTCTTTCCGTTTACGGAAATAAACAGGACCTTATTCTCCTCCCCATTCCAGTTGGGGAGATTTTTGACATATCTGCCAGTACTCCCCTTGGAGTCTAGATTTGCCAAAAGGAGATCAGAACGATCCCATTTTGCCTTATCCTTTTCTCCATATTTCCCCTGGAAGATTTCCTCCGCAGGGGATCCAAATTCAATCTCATTGGACATTGCATCCAATGAGATTTTGGGAGACCATTCAGGGTTACTCATACGACCCCCAATGATCGCCCACACTCCCATCGGAACAATCTGTTCGACGAGAGACCATGGATGAACATTTTCACCCATAGCATAAGGCTTGCCGCTCTTATCGCGGTTTACCTTAAGAGTTCTATCTTCAAGATAGAACTTCTTAATCCTACCTTTCGTATTGCGCTCGGCGAGACTCATCGAGCGTAATATGCAGATTAGATAGAACTCAATTGAATGAGGCATATCAATCAAGTACTGTTTGATAGCCTCTATTTGCTGGCTATTATATTTAGAGTCACTTCTAAACATGCTAGCCCAAATATCAAATAAGGACATTACCGACATTCCATAGCCGTCAATATCCTTCTCCGAATTCAAACGCCCCTGCATAAGGCGTTCACGTGCCTTACCTCGAACATTCTTGACGGCTGGGCGTTTAGACCACAACTCTATCAAGAGGCTCGAGACGGCATTATAAAGCCCCACATTATCCTCTGCTCCGAGGGTGGGACTTTTAATGACAGAGTACATCTGAGCGAGCCTTCCAAAATGAGGCTCCTGGATGTTGCTCCATTTATGACAATTCTCGACTACTTCCTTGTAGCCAAGAATTGTCGAGGTTTCACCAATCACCCGCTTCTCTGCGAGCGATTGGACTTCGGGGGACGCATCTTTCGATGGGCCCTTTATATATTTATAAAGGGAAGCATCTTCATGCATCCTCCAAATCGAGGGGCTTCTCTTGCCCCAATTGTCGGGAATTCTATTCCCGAAAGTTCGAGCCAGAATTTTGTCTGGCTCGACCTTGCAACCCAAGAACTGTTGACATTCGTCTCTAAACAGATCTGGGTTGATAATAACGCCATCCAACTTATGTTTCAATAAGTTGATAGCGACCTGAACCTTCATGGTCAATCCATAAAGGCTCGAGGCACATGATATGAGATCAAGTCCCATATCATGTGCCTTAGAAAATAGGGATGAGAGTATATTATCATATACTCCAATCCCATTAGTTTGGACATCCATGATCATGTCACGAACGCCCTTCCAACCCCAAGACTCACTCCGCTTGGTGGTCGGAGTGTCAAGCCCATCAGCATAAACATCTTTCGATGCTCTGACGGACTTAACAATACTCAGATTCATTGCATGCAACTTAGACCAAGTCGCAGGCAACAAATCAACATGGGACACATTAACTGCATCTCCATCGAAATCTCCTCGACATAATATCGAGAAGATTTCCGGATTTACACTCATTGCGTTTGAGTGTGAACCCTTAACCTCCCTGGCTACGACGATAGATCCCGCCGTGACCAGTGGGGAACGTGTCATCATGACGTTCCCCTTGCGAGGTTTCATCCCACCAGGAATGGCAATAATCGTATTGCCACCCCGAAATGGGGGGATACATGGGTCGGGCATCACATAAGCATAAATGCCACGAACTCTTACATTCGCAGCCTTATGATGCAATGCCTTCCCCATTGCGCTCTCACCATATATGCCCGCGACATGACACTTCATGCCGGGAACATTCATAGCGAAAGCGCCTTTTGTATTGGCATCCACTCCGAATGCCTCATACATGAGCTGGTAATCAGCCCATTTGCCGCCAATATTGACGGCATGAACGCCCCGCGCCAATTTCTCGCACGTGACGTACGTTTTAGCCATCAAATCCTCGACCGAGGCATTATCCGGCATATTGCGGATGATTTGAGAACTCATTTTTACTGAGTTTCCAACATCCTTAATTTCAGAGATGCATGTAATTGCACCTCTTTTGGCACCACTACCAGTGGACTTTATATTCCACGGGCTAATAGTCCCAAACTCTGCCGACAATCCCAACCGGGACATCAGCAAAGAAATGAAAGTACTGGAACCACATAGCCCTTTGGCTATGTCAATTCCAGTTTCTCGAAGTTGTACGGCACGCAGCTGTACAACCTCATCTTTGGGCTCAACATTATATATGTTAAGCCCGTCGAAATATTTATCGCCAAATTCGACAAACACTTTTTCAGTGCTGTCGAACTGAGATAAATATTCTCCTATAGTAACAATGTCACTATAGGCTGGCATTGTCATCCAATCGGACGGCAATGCCTTCTTGATGGAACGATTGGCACTATTGTACCATTTGTTCCATCTCCCTTCGGCAATTGTAGACACGATAATTTTTATCGCATCCTCCTTGCCGAAACGAGACAATGGAAACAAGTCCATTGTCTCGAATTTATAACTTGTCACCTCCCTGCAAGGTGACAACAGGAGCCGCGTATAAATCGCTTCATACACGGCCTTGAAACCCCCAGGTATGAGGGTTTTAAACTCACCCCGGTTTAGGAGGATGAATTGCTCACCCTTCATATCCGGGATTAATACCGCCACTTTACTGACGGTCCTGAATATGCTCCCAAGACGACTCTCGAGAGCATCGTCTACACGGGCCCTGACCCATGCAGACATCTTTGCAGGTTCGTCCTGGGGACACCTGTCCCACAGTTCGTCCCGGACAAGGGCTTTTACACCCTTTATGGAAATAGTAGCAAGTTCCTGACGCTTGCTACCAAGGATTGAAAGGATATGTTCTAAAACACGCCCTTTCACTTCAATCGACCCCACACACGTGAGGTCGATTTTCAATCCCATCGACTTAAATAGAACCTCGAAGGTCCTATTTACTAAATTCTTCATAATTTCTCCTTTCTTGAAAAAGATGGCTTATGAATAGCCAGAGGCCAACATAACCCCACACAATAGAAAGACGTTCTTTTCGCGTGGAAAAAAACATTCTTGCGTGGGGAAAAAACTGTTTCATCCCACCTACGGGAATCGTCAGGCACTAAAAGTAAGTGCTACAGTTTAGTTAGAGGGAAAGAAAAAATAGAGGAGAGTTTTTACACTCTCCTCTATTTCCCATTCGCCTAATTTATGATAAATCGTCTATGGATCCATCGGGGTTCACTCTGTGGCATTCTTCTCCACAGCTCAATATTAGGTGGAGGTTGGCTTTGTACAGCGATATACTCCAGTGGTAAGAATTATCGTTGGCATTAAGCCAACGATTACTGTAATCAATACCGTACCCGTCATCGCACCCCTCAAACATATCTTGATCCGACAATTCAAAATTGTTTTTCAATGTATTCACCTGTGCTTCAGTTACTAATGAAAACAATTTTACTTCTTTCGTTGCATTTGTCATGGATATTTCCTCCTATTAAAAAGCTGGTTCCCACCAGGCCTATTTGTTAATAGACTTGTATCTCATGGTTGGGATGGACACTCCCTTAAAATACCAGTAGATACCATTGGGTGTAGTTACACTCATCACTCTATGCTCAGTTAACCCCATAGAGTAAGGTATTTAGTTTTTACAGCATTGCCCTTAGGTTACTGCACCAGGTCATTCTTGTAGGGCTATGTTTCCTGAGATTCGCCCGATCAACTATTTTAAGAGGATTGATCTTCCTCCGCAGGTAATTCTTTGTTTACAATAAGCCCCCACACCACGTCAAGGTGATTACCAATCGTGGGAGTAGACCCCATAAGGGGTCCAACGCATAAATATTGCTATTATGCGAAATAGCCATATATCGAAGGCTTCTCAACGCATAACTTCAGTTTCAGGTGTTATGTACCTAACCATTCCTTTTGATGACGCAGTCAGAATGATGAACCGCCATTCTGCGTCCACTACTTATAATGCGCCGTATAGAGGGGCGCAATACAAGGACTGGCAAATACAATTGCGAGTTGATGATATTGAAAGATGATGGTGCTATACAAATGCACAATCACCATCAACATCATGTTTCCCTCAACCATACTGTCAAATCCATCTTATATCCCATTCATTTATATCCCAGTATGAGTACTGGCTATTAGTATGTCGCGCACTACCACGTGCCACATACCTTCCTTGTTATTCTGCTTATCTACATATACTATATGTATTACACTAGGACACTATGCATTATCCATTCATATATCGTTACGCATATATAAGGACTAGTCCTCCAATTGTGGGTTGATGGCATCGCAATATAATGTACTATACAAACGCACTATTACTACCAATCCCCATTCTACTAAGCCATATTTCCCCATTATGTCGTCATCGTGCCACCATCTTGTCGCCATGGTATGCTCGTTGTCGCCATTAGAGGTCATGCTCTTCACTTTCAGGCTTATTGGAAAGCCTACATCTAATTCTATCCAGATGTTGGATTCTTATATTCACATAGCTATAAGACGCTATATCTACTTCTACATGCTCGAGGCTACTAATAGATTAATATTTGGGCGAGTAGATTCGCACATATTATAGAGTCGTTTGTATTCTTTCATACTGTCTCTATCTATGATATGACTGCTTCAGCAGCTCCGTCGATTATTATGGCATTTATCGACCTGCCTATTTTTAGGTGTTATAATCACCAGAATAAGACCCCACTGGCGTGAAACGAAGAAGTTTCTCATACCAAAAGGATATATTCCATATAGTTGCCCCCAAAGAAGAAACAACAAAGAAGATACAACAAAGAAGTCATTAAAAGTTAGATCCTCGAAAGAACATTTACATCTCCACTCTTCAAAAAAAAAAAAAAATACAAGTCCTTACAAATCATTATATTTGTAACAATTTCGTAAATCTCAAATAAAAAATAACAATATTTGTTTCTTATATAGGGCTATTTTACACTAAAAGAAAAACCCCCTTGCATTACTACAAGAGGGTTTTGTTATAATTCTTTTAAAAAAATAATGGTTAATTATCTCATTTTAGTTCCTTCATTCCATACTGTTTTTCTTAGTCTATTAAAATTCGGCTTATCTATTTTACCCTTTTCTTTTTCGATGTCGAGTTTCATACATCTTAAGTCGATTACATGTCTTTTGTCTGGACTTTGCCTCTTATAAATTAGCGCCGGAAATGATTTGGCGATATTGTTTGTGAATATGTATAAGAAATCACTCATCATATAATTTGCGCGGGTTTGACTGTGACTTACTATTGATGCCGAAGCCGAATTATCTTTTTTCTGCTTGCTTTTTTGTAGACATCTTAAGATACCATTCTCCGTAATGCCACCCATAATATTGCCGAATTTGTAGTGTCCTATTCTTATCTTGCGTGATTTGACATTATCAACAAATGCCCCCAATTGTAAATCGTAATCTGTAGGGAGTTTGAATATTATTTTATCGGCGAAGTCGTCAAGATAAAGACTGACTGGAATGTGATTGTAATCAGATTCTCCAGTAGCCATTACAGTTAATTCGTCATATTCAAATTCAGACAATTTCTTTTTTATATAACTTACTGCTTTTCCGAAGAGCAATTTTGATTCGACTGGAGATGACCCTGTTATAGTAATAGTTAACTTTTTCATACTTTTTCTTTCTTTTTTTAAATATATTTGACAAAAAAACATAAAGATATGATAATTACTATAAATGAAGTTATCATATTCTTCAATAGGGAAAAATAGAACTATGAGTAAAAATAAAAAACCATTGATTTGTACCACTTGTGGTAATGCTGATATTAGAAAGTATTTGGGGCATTGGAGATGTCTATCATGTCATAAGATATTCATTGACAATCCTGTGGATAGAGTTGAAACGATAGTTGAAGAAAAACAATATACATTAATTGCCGAAAACAAGGCCAATATGGGAGTATCGAAATGAAAATGAAAGAACGAATTGCCAATCTTGAAAAAGAGAATGCCAGTTTAATCGAGGAGAAAGAACGGTTATTGCGCATTATTGAAAATATGACTGCCAATCACGTCATATATGATGGCGGCGAAATGATATCAAATGATATTGCATCGGGTGAGGCAGACTGGTTGGTTAGAGATTCACATAGGCGTTCATAGGATATTAAATATGCTTGAAAAAGAAATGTTTCCAATTGTAAAGAAGTGGCTATTATCCGGCGGATTCGAAGTGTATGCTGAGGTTCCGAGTCATGGTCGCGATATTGATGTTGTTGGAGACAGGAATGGATCCCAGCAGGTTTGCATAGAAATGAAACGATCATTTACAAAGAGTTTGAAGCAACAATTATCATATTGCAAGTTTCGTACACCTACTGTATATAGTTGTACTTTAACAATGCCATCAAAAAGTAATCAAGAGTGGTGTAAAATAAGGGGTATTGGGATATTGGTCATAAAAGATTCTCGTGAAATTGAAGTGATTCTAAGCCCCGTGGATAAACAGCCCGGAAAAAAATATAAATGGCTAAATCTCATGAATGCGCCGAAAGATAATATTGGTGGAGCTGCATCAGGTAAAGACAAACATCCTGCAGTAGATACTTATAATAGAATTGTCGATTTCCTTAAGCAGAATCCCGGTGCAAGTTGGGACCTCGTATTTCAATATGTACCCAATCATTATAAACATGCTCGAAGTATGATGCAAAGTATGAGACTGCATTGTAAGTGCTATGAATTGGAACCTCTTAAATGCACGGGAAGCGGAACTGGAACTGGCGGTCGTAAGCGTAAACCTCGATTCAAAAGGTTTTAAATGAAAAGACGACCGAGAGATGGATTCCCAACGACCGTTAAAATTATCAATGATATGTATCGTATTATTTATTGGAACGAAGACCATGATTTGGAAGTGATAAAAGAAGAGGAAGGTATTGTTGGTGTTTGCGATTACAATAAGAGGGAAATACATATACTGGATAAAGGACAGCACAGGTTGGAAATAGCCGATACGTTGATCCATGAGATTTTACATGCAATTGCAGAGGCATTCAGCATTAAAAGTATACATGAAAAAGAAGATGAAGAAGATACTGTAGCATCTCTTGCAAAAGGACTTCTGAGCGTCCTGCATGACAATAAATTGGCATTTTGGCTCAGTAAAAAGGATCGGAGTAATTTATGAGTAAAATCAGACAAGCACTTATTATTAGCGATATTCATGCGGGATGCCAAATGGCTTTGTGTCCTCCTAGTGGTATCCATCTGGATAATGGCGGTATTTATATGCCGTCAGAGTTTCAGCGAGGGTTATGGAAGTTTTGGAACAAGTTTCACAAATGGGTTAAGAAAGTGATGGAGGGTAAGCCATATATTCTTGTTGTTAATGGAGATGCTCTAGATGGAGTTCATCATAATTCAACCCATCAGATTTCGCATGATTTAGATGATCAGCAGGACTTGGCGTATAAGATTCTTAAGCCGGTTGTTGATAGGGCGAGGAAATATTATCACATTCGAGGTACGTCAGCACATGTTGGGGAGGCGGGTGTTTATGAAGAGATGTTGGCTAGACGATTGGGTGCAATTCCGAATGATTTACATCAATATGCTAGACATGATTTGTGGCTTGAGATTGGTGATTCATTAGCACATATTATGCATACAATAGGAACTACTGGGAGTGTGGCATACGAAAGCACTGCGGTGCATAAAGAGCTTGTAGAAGCACTTAATGAATCGGCACGCTATAATGAAAGACCGCCCGATGCTATCGTCAGAAGCCATCGTCATCGTTACTTTGAGACTAAGTGGGCATCAGCACAAGGTCGGCAATTTTCAGTAGTTACTGCCGGGTGGCAGGGAAAAACGCCTTTCGTATATAAGATTGCAGGAGGAAGGAATTCTAGGCCGCAATTTGGTGGAATTATATTGAAATGGAATCCTGGCGAAGGATTATATTCAAGGGCACTTGTTGAAACGATAGGAAGATCAAAAACAGAATAACATTTTATTAATCATGAAAAATAGGAGTATTAACTATGAAAAAGAAAACAAGGAAATCAAGCGTAAAAAAAAGTGCTACTTTGACAAAAAAGAAAAAAGGTAGTATGATAGATATGGATATATGGTTGGAGGCACTAAATGGCAACCATAAGGTTGAACATAGTGATGATTTTAGATCCTCTTCAGAATATGCCGAATTATGGGGTTGTGGCGAAGCGCGTGCAAGAAAAAGATTGATCGTTTTCAAGAAGGCCGACAGACTTAAAATGTCATTCAGGCCATCAGTATCATTATCAGGCAAGAGAACCCAAACCCCAATTTACAAAATAGTATAATTTTTAGGTTGCAAGATAGAGTAGAGGTCACTCGACGGTCTCATAAGCCGTATACCCTGGTTCGATTCCAGGTCTTGCAACCATTTTTTTTTTTTTTTTTAATATCAGTTATGACTAAAACAAAAATGAAAATAGTTGCATTCATGCCTATCAAGTTGAATAGTCAGCGTTTGCCATGTAAAAATATCAAACCATTGAATGGCAGGCCTATGTTAAACTATGCCATTGATACTGTAAATAGTCTTAATAGTATAGACAATTACATATTCTGCTCAGATCCAAAAGTAATGGATTATGTGGAGAGTAGTAATGTTGAATTCCTACAAAGAGATACATCATTAGATAGTGATAATACTTTGGGTAGCGAAATTTATGACGCTTTCATCAAGCAGATAGATGCAGATGCTTACATCTTATATCATGCCACTTCCCCCCTCCTTGAAAAAAAGTATTATGAACAAGGAATACATTCCATAAATATGGGAATGTCTTCTGCATTTACAGTTTTTAGGCACCAGACATTTGCATGGTATAGGCGAATGCCACTCAACTTCGATATCGAAATACATCCACGTACCCAGGATTTGAATCCGATTATGACAGAAACGTCCGGCTTCTATATGTTTAGAAAAGAAATATGGGATTGGCATAAGCGGAGAATAGGCCCTAGTCCCGATTTGGTCGAAGTAGATTTCTGGTCTTCTGTTGATATAGATTATCAATGGCAGTTCGACTTATGTGAAAGGAAACTTAAAAATGTCTAATATAAAACCACTTGCGATATTGTCAAAATGCAAAGGTCGAGTTACAATACTTGGAAGCGGACCATCCTCAAACAACTATAGCATTACAACAGATACTGTTATCATTCCCAACCGATCTATTTGTGCTTCCGCGATTAAAGGCAAGCAAGTAATCTGGGTCTTGGGTTCGGGGACGTTCAAAAAACAAATTGTTGAATTGCATAAGGACTTTCTTCTTAGGAAGGCAGAAGATCCACAAATAATTGTTTTAAGGTGTGCTGGCAATTTGGATAAGTATCAAGAGATATATAACCTTCTTAAATCTGAAACAAATGCAACGATTGTATACATTCCGGTAGCGACTGTTATATCGACTGGAGCGGAATGTGTTAAAATTGCACTACTTCTTGGTTATGATAACTTGCAAGTTGCCGGTATTGAGATGGGTGTTGATACGACGTATTCCCAAGATATTCTTAATAATAATTTGGGACTCGACTCGGGTAAAAGGCATCTGAATGAAGATAAAGCATATTTTAATACGATGGACACAAAAGAAAAGCGTTTGATTCATCCGGTTGAAAATTCAGGTTTGTATACTTTTTTAGGGTATCCGAATGCTTGACATTCTTCCTATAAAACAAATTCGCAAATTGCAAATTCAGCAAATTCAACAACAGATAAACCTACTACACAATGCGGCTTCTGACAAAACCTGTTATATATTAACATGCGGTCCATCACTACAAAAAGTATGGACAGATGAAATGAAAGATTTATTAAAAGATAAATTTGTAATTACAGTTAAACAGGCATCGAGATTGGCTGGCGACATATCCGATATACATATTGCTAATGAGCATAATGCAGAATCATACTCCGTTAATCAAAATACTTTAAAAATTTCTACACTAAGTAAAGATATTAAAAATAATTATAATGCTGATATATGCTTTATTCCCAAATATTTTAATTACCGTTTTCAGATATTCAAAGATCGCAAAGTAGAGAATCATGCTCTGAGTAAAACGCTTATACGCCCATTCCCGGGAATGATGACGGAGATTGGGATGTATTTGCCAGAACATCTTGGGTGTACTAAAACGATCATAATCGGATGGGATTTAAATCCACATGACTTGAGGCATTTTTATAGCAATGATAAAGTCCATGAAGTCGAGGAGTACAAAAAAATCATTGATCTTTCTCCACGCATTGTAGAATGGTATGAGAGTGTTGGCAAGGAAATTTATCTTTATTCTCCATTATCCGCACTAAAAATACCACAAATTTCAGAAGAAGAATTTTACAAAGAGCACAGAACAATGTATAATACTAATAGTGACCGTTTTTTTAATAACCCTATTCACAATAAGGGAGTTGTAATGTCAAGTATTGAAATTAAAACAAAAAGTGTTACTCAGATTGAGAAAAGTAAGGTGAAAGTCATCTTTTCCATTACTAATTCGGGGGATGCAATATCAACCTCCGAAAAACATTCGCTACATTTTCGTCCGCATGACAATCTTAAGAACATAGCAGGGCAAGTGATGGATATTAATAGAATCGACAAAGGGCAGACTATTGAAGTAGAGCAAATTTGTCCAATTGATAAAATTGGCGATGCTCGCTTTGGACTTGTCATAGAAGGAAAAAAATGGCTTGTCAAAGGCGTTGAGATAGATGGTGAAATTATCCCGTTGCCTAAGCCAAAAGAAAAAGTAGTAATAAAGACACAGGAGGAGCAAGAAGAGGGGAAGTCAGTACACTCATCCCCCAAGAAGGGAAGCAAAAGGAAAAGGAAAAAGCGAAAATACACACGCAAGAGCAACGAATCCTAATTGCTTGGGCTGCTACTGATAAAGTCTTGTCTAGATTTGTAAAATGCAATGCTATGCAGGATAAGAAATCTTATTGGAAAAAGTTTGACAAACTTATTGTGACAAATCATACGAGTAAGTTTGATGTAAATATATTTGCCGACTTCGACATAAAGAGAATAGATACTCATTCTCAAGTTCCGGGTCAAAAAAACCGAAAAGACTTTAATTTATCTAAGGTGAGAAATGCTAGCCTTGACTATGCTGCTGAAAATAACTATGACTTTTTAGTTGTAGTAGATGTTGATTGTATAGTATATTCATATCCGTCCAACCTTGACGACAAAAGAATTGGAGGTGTGAAGTTCCGATGCAAGTCAGGAGAAGAGATTTTCGACAGTAGATCTAATTGCCGCACGGGAACAGCGTCATGGTTTATTATACCCAAATCCCTTTTTCACCTTAGATGGCACGAAGGTTTTGTGGGCTATGGATGGGAAGATATGGATTGGGCGATGAATGTAGTAGGAAAACGGGGATACAAGACATATGGAAGTAATATGGAGTGTGCACACATTTCACACAAAGAGGAGTTTCCCGATGGCAAAATACTGAAGAATAATTCTGCATTATTCGAAAGAAGAAAAAGCATTTAAATAGAACTCAGATTAAAAGATGAAGAAAAGCAACATGATTACCATTCTCGGAAGTGGAATTAGTGCTCATAATTATGAGATAAAAACTTCGTCAGTTATAGTTTCCAATGGATCATTATTATCTCCATCAATAAAAGGAAAAAGTATCACATGGATTACCGGAGGAGATACTGGACAAAGAGTCGATCATTATAAAAATATTGTAGATAATGCCGCAAAGATCCCGACCTCTATAGTGATACAATACAATGAGATACAGCATATTAATGATATTCTCAAATTTGCTCAATATGCGAAAAAAGCATTTGAAATAGACCCTATATTTATACCATCATACAGACCAATTGAATGCGAGCAATTTACAAAAAATGTTATATCAACTGGAATGAGATGTATTGAAATAGCATTAAAGTATTATAACGAAATTTTTGTTGCAGGTATCGAGATGGGAATTAACACAAATTACGACGATACACTAATCAAGAAAAATGCACATGGATATTCTGCTACTTTACATCTTGAAAAGGATAAAACATTTCTTAAAAGTTTGAATAAAAATAATCTAAATAAAATCAAACCTTGCGATAAGTCGGGATTGAAAAAATTTATGGATGCCTTAATATGAATATCGACAATATAAAACCACCCCCGGACGGAAAAAACCAGATTACAAGATCGCGAAATAGCGACATTGAAAAAAACGATGTAATTACATTTATTTCCGGCGAAGAAGATATGGCATTTCCATTAGTATCAAATCTTCTTGTGAATGAATATCCCGAAGGCGAACGCGTAACAATCTCCAAAAAGAAAGTAAAAGAACTCGAGGATTGGTATAAGGGACGTATTTCCGGATACCACATGTCTCTCGTAATGACTTGCGCAGAGCAATGCCCATATATAAAACAATGTCCAATAAAAAGAATGGGAATTGATATTCCTGAAGGACATCCATGTGCTTGGGAGTCTGGATTATTTAAGGCTCGTGTTGCCGGATTGTGTGCAGAATTAAATGTAGATCCACAAGACAAAAACCAATATGTCGATTACAATACTATAAGAGAAATCTCATCCGTCGAAATGTTACTCGAGAGAGTCTCCATGGAAATTAGCACAAAACCAAGAAGTGTCATTCCTCAGGCAGTCGGCATTGATGGTGATGGACATGCAATATTTCAGGACATGATAAATAAAAGATACGAATGGCTCAATCAATTGACGCGCAAAAAGGTTGGACTTCTGGAAAGTTTGTCAGCTACTAGACGTGAGAGAATAAAGGCGGGTGTTGCTACAGGACAAGATCCAGCGAGCTATGTGACAGATTTAATGAATCGTAAAATGCGCCTAATTGACATGAGGGTCGGAGACGAAACAATAACAACACGAGATCATCCTGAGATTCCAGAGCCGGACGACGACGGGATGATCTCATTTGAAATTGACGAGGATGAATTAGGTGCCTGATCCAAGAGATCCAAGTAGCATCCCCGGAAAATCCGCCAGACAGGCAGTAATCAATCCCGCCTCTCGAATACAGCATGTCGATGATATACTCGGCTTCAATCAAATCCCTACCGCCTCGTCCAAACAAAGAGCCCTCCTCGCTGCCCGCCAGTATTCCCCATCGGGCATTCGCCCACAAGGACCATTTACTCAGGGGCAGGGTAATGGTCTTTGGTTTATGGACATTGAAACACTCGGATTAGATAGCGCGTCTCCCGTTACCATGGGAAGTGTGATGTCTCGAAGTGGCATTGAATCTTTGAGCGGAAATCTTCAGGAGAAGATGATTAGGTCAGGACAATTCGACGAATCAATACTTCCTGGGTTTGGAAGTGCTGGAGGAAAGATTAAAGGATTACATAATCTCGCAGAATCCGAATGGGACGATCTTGTGAGAAGTATAGATAATGCAACCGATTCCGCAGGAAATAATAAACTTAAGGACATTATGGCGGGGCAGTCAAGCAGAGCAATACTCGACGAAGCCAAGCAAACTGGGAGACACCCTGCTGATGTCCTCTTATCTAAAATGCGGGAAACGAGAAAGGCAGAGGATTTTGGTGCATTATTCAATGCAAAGAAAACAAACAAACGTGCGGGAGATTGGTTTGCCAAGAAGATAAAGATGATTAGCGATCATGGTGGGGGCACATTGGTCGTCCATAATCTGCCATTTGAATCACGCATAATGAGTACGAGATTTACAGACAAAGGATATAAGACCCAGGTTGAGCCTTATTTATATGCATCGTCAATACAAAAGTCCGGCAAAATTGACAAAAGGATGTACTCCACTTCAAAAGAAGTTAGTCGATTGTCCGATATGCTCCATATTAAAACTCGTGCCGGAGTTGGGGTTGGAGATACTGGAAAGCAATTATTTCAAGCCGTCAAATCTCATATATCTACTCCTGCCGACGGATACGTAAAACTTCTTGATAGCCGCGATATTATGCGTTCTGTTAATGCAATGGCAGAAGAGCAGGGGTTCTTGAGTTCAATTGGAGTTACTCGTGGGTCATCCGTTGATGATTTTTTGCAAGCATTAGATCCCAATCTTAAAGAGTTTCATTTACCATCAGCCGATGATGTTGCCACAGAAGCATTGCTATCACATCAAATGCAAGCCGGAGAATTACTTGCAAAAGGTGATAAAGAAGCCAAGAAGCAACTTCAGTCCAAATTCGGCGATTACTTCAAGAGGCTGGACATCATCAGAACGGATAGTCGGCGAGCCGAAAAATATCTCGTTGAAAGATTATCAAATCAAATAGCCAATACACTTGCCGGCAAAGATGTGCGATTGATGGAAGGGAATACTATTAATGGCGTTTTTGTTCCCACGGTAAATGCTTATGAAGGAACTCGCTCAGTATATGATCCAAATGTTGGCAAAAAGGTTGCCGAAACATATTCAGTACATCGTCCAAAATATTCATCATCACAAAGAACGATAGATGAATTATTTGAATACAATTGGAACGCAACGTCAAAATATCACAGAAAAAATATTTCCAGAAAAAGATATGATGCTATAAGAGATTCTTTGAAACCCATACTTGAAAAAGGCGAAGCCCTTGATGATGCTGGACTATTATTGCAGAAAGAAATACAAACGTTAATCAGCAAGGGCGATGATGTCTCAATAAAAGGGATTGAGGCGATCATTGCAAAGCAATCGACCAAAGCAATGGGAAGTGCAACAAAAGCCGCCGAGGCCGCTTCACGCTTCTCTAAAGCGAAGTGGTTGGGAGTTGGCGTTGGAATTGGACTTGCCGCGACAATGCTATGGGAAGGTAATCCTGAAAGAAATACAGAAAGGATGACTTCCATAAATCGCGGTGGTAGTGGATCTCCTACTGGAAGTGCTGCGATTGGCGGTGGATTAGCAGTTGCGGGAATTGCAGGTGCATTAAAAGCGGGGAAAGGATCCCCCGCGTCTTATGGTGCAGTATTGGCCGGCGGATATGCATTGGCAAGTGGAGTTCATGATGTCCTTAATGACAACAAATCGTCAGATTGGGGTGGGTCGTTAGGTGCTGGGATTACTGCCGCAGCATTTGGGGGCGTTGCTTATGCAGGGGCCGGAGGGCTGGGGAAGTTAGGACGACCGGAGTTTTTAAGCAAGGTGGATGATATGTGGAAGGGGCTAGGCGGGCAAAGAATGGGATTTGCTGCTGCCGGAATTATTGGTGCGGGATTAATAGCATCTTATATGTTGGATGATAATCCCGAAGTTTCCAATCCAATGAGTGAGGCAAGTCATCGCACGCATTCAGATTTTGGCTCACCATACAAAGGGAGGCGAGTATCTGCTGCTATTGGCGGCTTATTCGAAGATGTTGTCGAAGGAACAAATAAATATATAGGAAAAGTAAGAGGGGGGATGAAGGGTATAGTCAAAACAACGTCGTTGAAAAAACCGGGTAGTGGACTTATAGTTCATAATGCGACATACTCTGGAAAACAATCAGTCGCAAAAATATCACTATTGGAATCGGCTATGGAGCAAACGGCAAGCAGACCCGAAATACTTGGAAGAACATCAAGATTGATGCCAAGTGTTGATGATGTCGTTCCATTCAAAAGAATTGCCCAAAAAGGAGGCTTGCCCGAAATGCCATCCAAGGGTAAAATAGAATTGCCTTTACCACCGCGTGTAGGTATTCCTCGCGTACAAGGAAGTAAAACCAATACGCCATTTAATGTTGGTAGCAATGGAAAGAGTCGGGCAAATGCTAGTTGTATGTATTAAGGAGATATAAATGCCATTAATAGGAACATCTTACGGATCGTCATCTCATATGCAGGGTGGCTACGAGGGATTTATTAAGACCGGATTCTCTGGAAGTATGGCGCTTGATATGACTGCGTTTGGGGCGATTGACACGATGGTAAAAGGGAGTGCAGTTAAAGCAAATCCAATAACTGGAAGATTACCTGGATTCAAGCATCTGTATAGTTTCCTTGATAAAAACAAAGTCACGTCCGCAGCACTTCAGCGAATGAGTAAAAGTGTGTTCATGGGGAAATTGGGAGCAATAACGAATGTGTGGATGAGTGGACTAATGGGTGGTATGGCTGGAACTATGAGCACGATGGCTATCGGAGCATTGGGCGATTATGGATTGCAGCAAGGAGCGGAAAAACGACGCAAAAAATTTACGGGAAATGTAGAAATGTACGGGGAAGGATTTCGCGACACCAAAAATGCACAAACAATGAGACAAACAGCATTATCTATGGTGCAGCAATCCCAACTGGGTGTTAGGAGTGCATTAGGCAGAGAAGCATTTCACATGCATAGGTAGGGGAATATGGGATACGGCAAACGAATCGGGCAAAAAATTAGAAGTTTTGCCAAAAAAGGAATCAAAGCCGTAACTATGCGGGGTGGCGCAAATAGGGTTGCAAAAGGGGTAAAAAAGGTCTCGAAGATAGGACGAGGTGGAGCGCAGGTAAAGGTTGCTCCCAATAATTTTTCGGCAATAAAAAGACCACCGAGCGACCCACTAAAAGGATTGACTGTAAAACCTGACGGGATGGTTGATGTTCCGTTGGGAGGAGGGTGGGTTAAACCTACGCCATCAAAAGATATTATAGCACAACACGCTAAGGAGTCCCGCATAAGAGGGTATAAGGCAGAAGATCTTATACAACGCGAACTTGACGAAGAAATAATAAGGAGAGGAGTTAATCCACTTAACATTGGAAGAAACGAAACTTTCATGGATGAGTATGTAAGGAAAAGTGCAGAAGATGCAATCAGAAATCCAAATGCGACGTGGAATAGAGGCATAGCAGGAAGACAGGCAAAGGCGAGAGGAGGTGCCGATAAAGGTGGAATGAATTGGTTTCAAAGAATGAAACTCAAAATGAAATTGGGACCACTAAAAAATATGGATGAATCTATACCAGGAGTTACTCCCGAAATAAATAGAAGAAGAGCACTTAAATGGGGATCACTGGCAGATGAAATTACAGGACAAAAAGTTGACCTTGAATCAATCAGAGATAATCCAGGCAACTATATACGATCAATACAAAAAAAAGCAAAATACTATAGGGAACATGCTCCGCTGGGAGATGATGTACAAGCATATTTTAAGAAGGACATTAATGGAGTTCAAAAACTGGTAGAAAATTTGCAAGACGCAAATGTTCCTCATAACAAAATCATAGATTATAGAAACCGGTTATTTAGATATCACAGAAACAGATAGGAGATATTTATGACGTCGAGACTAAAAATGGCCGGCTCATTTGGATCGGAACAAACAGCAAAAGTAGGTTCAAATTTCGGGCGAAAAATGGTCGAACATGGAGGTGTCCGAAAATGGAGTACACACCTAAGAATGTATGGTAGTGGAAGTATGGCGATGAATTCGAGACCTGAATATGGGTTCCCTGCAGGCAGACGAAAAAAGAAGTATAGAGGCGGGGGAAGTAACACAAGGAAAAAATACAGAGGGAAGGGAGTGCCCAGTCGCCCCACAACTCCCATATCAAAAGTAAAAGCGACAATAGATAGGGGAAAACGTCCCGGACTGTCATGGAAGAATGGAGCACCTCAAATGAGGGGACCAAAATCTCCATTGAAAATTTCTTATTTACGAAGAAAGGCGCACATGAGGGGGCTTCGTGGTATAGATAGGTCTGTCGGAAAATATTCCAAAATGGCAATGGGGGCAGGAGCAATGATGGGCATGTATGGAATTTACAAATTAGCAAAGACCGAAGGAGAGGAGGGGACTGGATCGCTTCTTTTTGGTGGTGCGATTGCAGCTGCTGGCGTGATGGGGAAAAAGCCATTAGCATCGGCAATGAAGGGCAATTATCTTAGAAAAATTGGAAGATTGGCAAAGAAGGTAATAAAATAAAGGTAGGCTAATTATGGCAACAATGGCAACAATAGGGGGGATAACGGCAGCAAGTGTGGCAACAATGGGAGCGATTGGCGTGTCTCAATCAATGGATGCTGGTCCAACTCCTCCAGATCCGTGGGAAATCTACCGATGGAAAAGAGCGGGTTTATATATGGGAGTTGGAGGAGTGGCGGGTGGTGGAGCCGGAATGCTCGCAGGAAGAAAACATCTGGGGAAAAGAGCCGGATGGGGAGCGCTCGCAGGTGCCGCCATAGGAATAATTGGTGGTGCAATTTTTGCCAAGTCTACTACCAACGCAGAAAAAAGAGGTGCATATATGGGAGGTCGTGTCGGACAAAATGAAGCGATGACCAGAGTCAGCGGAAGTGTTGGGCAAATTGCACAATTAAGAGCGGACATCGCAAGACTCCATAAACCTATTCGTGGTGGAGGATATTAATTGGCTAAAGTAAAGGTCCTGGAACATTTGGCAGAACATTTCCAACAAAGCGAAATGTGCAGAAAATGTATATTGTCTTACCACAAATTATATCAACAGGGCAAAACCAACAATCCCTTTCCTGTAAGTTGCAGGGGAGATTCCAGCGTACCTCCTCCTGGTATCGAAAATAATAGAGAAGCACAACAAGCATTCTTATTGAGCGATCCATCAACATGGGCGGAATTTGAATTGGAGGATCCAAAAAATCCTGGTAAGTCGATGGAGTATAGATCATATCAAAGTGAGATAGTGAGATGTACTGCGAAAAGATCTGTTGTGCGAATGGGTAGGCGTACTGGTAAAACATTTGGAATAATTACCAAAATGCTACATCGCATGTTTATCCAGAAAACCACCATCATTGTTTTGGTGCCTCACAATCCCGCCAATGTCGCCATATTCAGGGCAATAGACGATCTTATGCGAGGATCAAAAATATTGCAACAATGTATTTCTAGAAGAGTAAAAAACCCGAGGATCATAGAGTTTAAGAATGGCTCCCGCATTGAAGGCTTTATTATCAATTCTGGAACCGGAACAAATCCCGATAAAATACGAGGTCAGGGAGCAGATATTTTATATGTTGATGAAGCAGACTTCATCCCCCCTGAAGACTTTACCCCGGTTTGGGCTATACTTATGGACAATAAGGATGCCGAGTTCTGGATGACTTCAACGCCATCTGGACTAAAAGAAGTTTTTTATTTTAATTGCACCGAAAAAGATCGCGGTTGGCGAGAGCATTACCATTCATGTCTAGAACATCCCGATTGGGCTGAAATGGAAGCAGACATGAGGGAGCAATATAAATATAATAAAATAGGATGGGATCATGAGGTTATGGCGCTTTTCGCCGAAGTTGAGGGTGGCGTATATTCTACTGTTGCACTTGAAAATTCTGTCGAGAAATATACTTACGACGCAATGAGAAGGCAAGATGAATGTATTTATGCACTTGGTGTCGATTGGAACGGACATCCGATTGGAGATGTTGGTATCGTCGTTGAATATAATCCGCAATCAAACAAATTTAAAGTTGTCGATAAATTTATATCGGCCGAAAAAGAATATACGCAATTAAAAGCCATACAAAAAATCATAGAAGTATCGCAAAAATGGAAAATAGATCAATTGTGGGTTGATTCCGGATATGGGAGCCCTCAGATTGAAATGCTAAAAAAATATGCGATAGAACGCCCCGAACTAAAGCTCATCCATAAAATAAAAGGCATACAAATGGGCGGGAAGACAGAAGTCCGTGATCCATGGACTGGAGGTATGATAAAAAAGAGAAACAAATCCCTTATTGTATCAATTACCGCCGAAAAAATCGCCAGAGGGAACTGTATCTTCCCAAGTGCAGAAGAACCAAAGGGAGGTTTGGTTGATCAATTGAGAAGTCTTAGAATTAAACGGATGGGACTTGATGGGGATCCAGTTTTTGAAGAATCGGAAGATCATGCAATGGTAGCATGGCAATGTGCAGTATATGCAATTATGATGAAATATTCCGACATCAATTCGTCAATAGGAGTGTCCCATATAGATGTCGCTCCGACCATTATGAGGAACGGCAGGAAACTCATCCCATTACAAGATACAGGATCAATGAATATTGAGCCAGATCTCTTAAATTATATGCGCAAAGACATAATGAATAGAGACGATAGAAGTGTATTCCATAGCCCGCAACATGGAGCGTCAACACAACTATCACGCAAAATCGGTGGTATGCCCTTGAAGCAAAATGAAAACAAAAGAGGCAATTTTTCTAAAAGTCCATTTAGACGAACACAAAAAGATTTTGTATTTGGACAAGAAAAAAGGCCTACACGGAGGAGACGGCGTTGAGCAAATTCCGAAAAAAGCCAAGCATAAAATTCGAGAGACCAAGATCCACATCGAAAAGCGGCATTAATTCTGCTGCTGGCAGAAAATATGGCGAAGCCAATATGAGGGATACTGGCGAAGGTGGATATGCTGATACCAAAATCCCAATCTTTGATATTGCATCGAAATCAAGTGCTGAGGAAGCCGACGAAGCATTCCTTCTTGTTTCTGGAGTAATGTCGAAACTTGAGCAGGCAATGAATATAGCAAGGGTTGCCCCAAAGGCAAGTTTTATTCCTGTTGATAGTGCGTCTCGTAACATAAGACAAGCAGTCATGAGGAGAGATAGGACCAATGCTCCTGAAGGAGACAAAATTCACTGGGACTTATTTGAGCGCATAATCAATCATGCTGTCAATCAATATGATTTTGTTAATTTCGAGTTTCTTGACAATCTGCAAAATGAACCATATTCAGATACTGTAAATTGGAATGCAAATCAGATTATAAATGATTTGATGCAAGATGGCAATGACATGTTTGCCAATGCGTCGGACACTGTTGGCGATGATGATTTAACGCCGGGACAATATACTGCCCAATTTATTAACAATGGATTACCGCAAGACAAATGGAGTTGGTTAAGAAAACTCTTATTATATTCCGCGCCATTAATATATCTATATTTCGACTATAAATTAAAAGGTCCTCTAAAATCATTGGACGATGCCGGTGTTGCCGGTGGTAAAATGCCTGCAGGGACAGAGTATGGGACAATTATTGTCCAGATATTAATCGGCATAGCCATTTATCTCCTTATCCAAGGACTTACGGCACAGCAAATGAAGGATATGCTTCGTGATGCGGGATTTGAAAAAGACATGAAGAAAAGAGGTATCCCAGCTGATCTCGACAATTTATGTATGCAAGCACAATCATTACTAAATGGTGATTCCATTACCCTCGATGGCTTTGGGGCTCCGGGTAAAACTTATGCTTTGGGCGATTTACCATTAGGCGTTAGTGTCGAATTTTTGCACAATGCCACGGCATATATGGGGCAGGGCGATTGGGAAATAATGAGAGATTATTGCGTTGGCTTCCTAATGAATCATTTGGTTGATGATGAATATTATCCATGGCATATGTATCTTGACTCCAGGATTGGATATGACGATCTTGAAGGAGTCATAGAACAAGCTCCATCATATTCTCCGTTATTCAGGGTGCATGCAATAAATAATGATGTCACGATAAATAATGGCGGATCTTATAATACAAACGATCCTGATTTTCCATTAACCGGAAATGATACCGAAGGATCGCGCGAAGCGAGAGCCCAAAGAAATAGTACTGATTATTCCAAAAAATTTGAAGCTCCATCGGCAATGGATGCTGTTGGCGATGCACTTGGCAATATTGGCGATGATTTGCTCGATACTGTTGGAGAAGGAATAGAATTCGGCAATGCGGTTGATGGTGGAGCAAGTACTATCGACGATTATACAATGTGGAAAATGATGACTGTCGATGCTGGCCAGTATGGATATATTGACTGGAAGGGCGAAGAATTCAAATATACCGCAAATAATCACAGAACGCCTGAACAGGCATCAAGAATGAATGCCGAAGCCGAAAAAGAACTCAGGGAAAGATATCAAAACAGATTTACTATGGCCAGGCATATTAGCGGGATTCAAGAAAAGATGAGTGGCGCAGTAAAAGGGGCTGGTGATTATCTAAAAATGGATCTCGATAAATTACATTGGACAAGAGAAATTGCATGGGTCTGGAACAAAATCGTAGAATCATTAGTTGCGAATCTGTCGTGGCAAGATTGGTATAAAGAATTTTTGTGTTGTTTCATTCGAGCTATCGCATATTATAATCCGGCATTTATATCAGTATTAAAAGAACTTCTCCGATGGGCAACAATGAATATGACCATCAATTATGGAGAAATGCTCAAAAAATTATACGACAAATTCTGGGTTAGTATGATAGAGGAATTCAAAAAAGCACTACATACAATGCTCGATGAAGCATGGCAGAATGTGCTTGATACTTATATCCTCCCATTCATTGAAACAAATACACAGGGCGAAGAAAATGAATATTGCTATTTATGGAAAATGTTATTGGAAGCATTGCTCAATTCAATGAAGCAATTTAAAGCCGCCATAGATGCTATTATCGACGATCTGTTTAAGCGCCTAATTATCAATTCTGATATATTTAATCAAAAACTAGTATTGAGAATGGGATGTAAATATCTCGATATGTTTGCAAAATTATTGGATAAAATATTAGAATTCGCCGAAGAATGTGGATTACAAGAAACAGAAGAAGGGTTGGCACAACTTGAATCGTGGTTATCTGAACATGGACTAAGCACATTCAATCAGACCATTCCAAGCAATCTATCCCCAGACGCCATTAATGCGTTATACGGCAATAATAATGGCGAAATCCCCGATCCCTCAAGTGGTATGGATGGAATCGCAGATATGGTTGGGGGAATTATTGGGGTGAGTGATGTAGACGATAATGGCAATCCAATATCGGAAACTCCAGTAGAACAAAGAACGTATAATTCTATAACAGCATATGGACATAAAGTGGATATTCCTGTAAAATATCAAAAGGCAGCTCCCACGAACTCGTGGTGGTTTGGCGAACCCATTGACTACGATGGACTAATTGTTATGCCAGTATCAGCATTGCTGGAGAAGAAATATAAAGACAAAGATTTTGCAGAAGAACAGAAACGAAGATGTAGAGACCAATTAACTCCGGAGAGAATGAAACAAATGGTTAAGCGATTTCCGCGCAATATGATTGACCCTCGAATTAACAATAGGAATTAAAATGCCAAGAACACACAGAATACAATCTCCAGCACATGACAGAATAGCCCCTTCATCCATGATGTCTAAAAGCAATCCAAGCGCGATTAGCCACGAGATTATAGAACGGAAGGAAATATTGCCTCCATTAGTGACATTCGCGCCAAAACTCCCGAGGAACATCCATCGACAAAGATCTAATTTTGAGGAAATCCCATATGATTTAACGGAAATTGTTCGCGCGGAAGATACCGATTCCTATGTAGCAAAGTCATTTAACGAACATACGCAACTCATTATGAGAGAGGGATTCGCAATAAAAAGTCAGGATGAGGAGACAGAAAGATATTGTAATATAAGAATGAAAGAAATACAAATACTTACCGGTATTTCTCCAACAGCGCTTTTAAGGAAAATAGCCCGATCAGTAGTTAGATATTGCAATGCATATGTAGTCAAGTCTAGAGTTCCCGCACCATGCATCGGAAAAACATACAGAATGAACAATAGGGATCTCGATCCTATTGTTGGATTATTCGTCGCAGATCCACTTACAATAAGTATTCTGCGAGATCATAGGGGTCGCCCCAAAATGTATAAGCAATTTGTTCCAGAAACAAATGGGGTGCGATTTTGGAGCCCCGAAGATGTAATTCATATTTCCTACAATCATCGTGCGGGCTTTCCCTATGGAACGCCATGGATTATCCCGTCATTAGATGATGTTCGCTTTTTAAGGCGATTTGAGGAGCATGCAGATATTTTGGGAGGCAATTTCGCACAACCATTTATTGTGTGGAAAATTGGCACCGATGCAATGCCTACAATGGTTAATCCGGAAACAGGGGAGTCCGAAACAGCATTGGTAAAAAGAGAAATCCAAAGGTTAGCACAAGAAGGTATCGCCATCGTTGGACACAGGCATAATCCAGAAGCACTTAACACATCTGATAGCGGAGTGAATCTTGTCCCATATCTCGAATACCTCAAAGATCGTGTAGTATCCGGCGTTGGATTAAGTTCAATTAGTCTTGGACAAGGAGGCACGGCAAACAGAGCGACAGCAACGCACTTAATGCAAGTTGCCATAAATAGATGCAAAGATATACAAGAGGTAATCGCCGATAAAATATCATCAACATTACTTTTTGAGTTACAGCTTGATAGCGGAAAATCATTCTCAGTCGCCAATGAAGCATATTTTGAATTTGCGGAGATTGATGTCGAAGCACAGCAATCAAGAGAAAACCATGCCACAGCATTATTCCAGGCCGGAGCGATGACTCATACAGAATTAAGACGCGAAATGAATCTTAATCCATTCTCAGAAGAAGATAAGAATGACGACTTTATTGCATGGGGAGATAGAAAGAATCGTGCAGATTTAGAAGCTCAAAAAGAACTGTCATTAGAGCCACAATTAGAAATGCAAGAGAAAACAGCCAAAATGAGTGCTGCGACAGGTCTTGCTAAATCAAAATCCTCCCCATCTTCTTCCGGCAATGGATCGAAAAAATCAATTGCCAACAAAAACCAACCTTCTAATCAATATGGAACAAAGAAGACAAAAACAAAGGTAACAAAGAATGATGCTATTAAAAATGTGAACTTGGAACAATCCATACTTATCAATTCATTGTTAAACAAGGACAACTTGAAAAATAATCAGAAAATTATTTCAAAAACCTTCGATAAATACCTTGACAAAATAACACTTATGGTTGATGATTTAACCAGGGATATAATTACTTCCTTCTGTACAAGGGAGACAATAGAGTATCCAGATGACGAGATTATAGTGGGTATTATTGAAAAAGTATGGAATAGAGGGTTTGACGAATCCTTGAAAAATACTCAAAAATATTTAATATCAGATGAAAATAAAGATAAAATAATCGAGAATGTCAAAAAAGAGGGAACAAAAATACAAACCCTCATTCATATAGTGACTGAACAATTGGAAAACGATCTTAAAAAGTTATTGCACGAGGACACAAAATGACAAAAGATATTGCCGCAATAGATCTTTATCAATTCGATTCTTCCGCCATAGATATTAATAAGGTGGATAGATTTTTTGACAATCAAAAGAAATCAATCAAGGCTAGCGGCAAATCGAAAGAAGAAGTATCTACTATTCTTCGCCCGACTATTGATGCTACTCGAAGCGATTCGATAGTAAATGCCCGTTGTTATGCTGGCTATAGAGTCAATCAAGCAATCCCAACATGGACTAAACCCTATGCAAAGCCAGTCTTACCACATCATAGATCAAGTGATTCCTCTGGTTTTTTTGGAGGAGGGTCAAAGGCAGAGGATGCACTAGGAAGAGTCCATAAGGCAACATTCCGTCCATTTCCTGGAGCAGACCTCAGAAATGGATTTGTATCGGCAACAAAAGGAGGGGCAGGATCAGGACAAGTATTATTGGAAGTCGATATTACTAATAGTGATGCACAGGAAAAAATACTGGATAGAAGATACTTGACAGTATCGACAAGCCAAGGGACGACGGATGCGACTTGTAGTATTTGCGGATCATCCCTTGTCTCGGGAGGCTGCTCGCATCGACCCGGGAGAAAATACCCATTAGAAGAAACATCTCCATTATACAAATTCTTATCCGGCGATGCAAAAAAGAAAAAGAAAATTTATGCAGATTGTTTTTCAATCTGGGATCAAAAAATAAACTTTAGAGAAGTAAGTTTCGTTAATATTCCAGCACAGCAATATGCGGGAGTATTATCAACCAAATGGGTTGATGTGCAAGATGACGAAAGCTTAGATTTAGATATTTCACAAATAGATATTTACGACGGCACATCAGATCATGTCGGCGTAATAAGTATGACTGCAACCAATGGTTTGGTCACACAGGAACTATTTGCTGATGACTGGTTTCAATCTCCAAGTGGTCTTTACGTGAGCGCGCCAGCACACGATTACGAGGAGGACGAGATAAATAATATGGATATGGGGAACAGGAATCCTCCGGCTACACAGCCAAAAAAGGGCAAGGAGCCCGAACATGTAGATAATCATTCTTTTCAATCTAATGTAGGAGAAGATACAGTGGAAATCAAAGAATTAGAAAAAAAGCTTGAAGTCGAGACGAAGAAAGTATCTGATGCGGAAGCGAAGATAAAAGAATTGTCCGCCGAGCGCGATTCCCTGAAGGAAGAGATAGGAAAGATCACTGAAGCAAAAGACGAGGCGGAAAAACGCTTTGTTGATTCACAATCCAAGCGCCTGTTTGATATGTATCAGACTTGTGGTATTTATGACAAAGAAATGTCAGAAGAAGATACCAAGGAGGCTTTGGACGAATTAGCAAAACGCTCTCTCGAATCCCTCAGTGGCTCTATAGAAGATCTTAGCCCGAAATACAATTCAATTGTAGAATCGCAAACAAAACAGAATGAAGATGAGGATGATAGTCAGGACAAAGATGATGAACCTGATGTTGCAGACGATACGAAAAAGGCAGCCGGAACTGTAGAAGATCCTACGGTCAAAAAATCGGAACCTGTAGAGTATGTAAAACCAACTATGGCTTCAGCTCTTGGATTCTAGTGACAATCATCAATTATTTTTTTGGAAACCTATTAACGGAGATTTATAACTATGGCAGTTAAAACACCTTATGGTTATGGTCGTCAATCCAAGGACATCTTAGAACTTTCTGAGGGCGTATCGCCAACAGGTAGTATCAGACTTGCTCCGTGGATTCCCATAACAGAAAGAAATCAAGCGTCAGAATTTGATATCGCCATCAAAGCAGGCAATGTAATCGCCATCGAATACATTACTACGGCTGTCGGCAGTATCGCGACTGGCCCATATTATGTTCCGGCAAACGGTGGTAAGGCGACAACTTTAGCCTATACATCACTCGATGTTGGATTAACCCTTAACAAAAATACTGGAGCGGTTGTAACAGCAGCAGAAGTTGCCGCAGCCTCTACAGCTACACATCCTGCAAATAATCCCGTAGGATACAACTTCTTCGACTTTTATCATGATCAGGAAAATGCATACAACAATATGCAGATTCAGACTTATGAAAAGGCGATTGTAACACGCTACTTTATCGAAGTCCCTGTCAAATACGAATATCAGCTGGGTTCTCCAGGCGAATTGATTATGGCAGATTGGGCTGTACCAGGCTCATGGCGACCGGTGGATGCAAACTATCATACGACTGTTGGCTCCTTCACTCGCTATACTGCTGGCTCCGGAGTTGTAACTGTAGATGAGCAGACAAACAAAGAGACTCAAATCATTGGACGTCTGTTATTTGTTCAGCCAATTACTGATATTGACAATCTAAGTATGGTAACAACTATGCCTGGTCTGTCTTTGACTGGTAGTGGCTCAAACGGCGTACCTACTCACTTGCGGAATGCGGCGACAATTTCCGGTGTTGAGTATCGGGCGCGAATTTTAGTAAACGCATAATTAGGAGCTTAAATTAAATGAACGAACAAGCAAAAATAAACGAGTTCACCCAGCTCTTTAGCACCATGATGGAAACGAAAGTCGCGGACGTCATGAGTGAAATGGGTTACAAGCCAGGTGAGGTTCCTAATAGGAAAACATCGCCGGAAATCGCCCTTTTCAATAAGCGCGATAATGCAGTCAACCAGATTGCACGCGTCTGGACAAATGATGGGATTGACCCAAAAACTGGTGTTAATTTTAATTTCGAAGATATGCTCAGAGTTGTTAAAACTCAAGAGAGAAAACTCGTATCGGAATACCAGAAGACTGTCGGTGAAGATGCTGCGGCATCTCCCGACATCATGCTCATCATGCCAAAAGTGGTAAGTAAGATTATACGTGAGCCAATTCATTATACGGAAAATCTGACGCCATTGCTTCGGAAAGTACGTGTAAAAGGTGGGCAAATCAACATATCTTATCCCGCAGTTGGAGCGATGGGTGGACAGCCGTTGGATATGGCGGAAGGACAGGAATACCCGGAAGGTACTCTCGACATGGCTGGATTAAGCAATGTCAAGATAGGAAAATCCGGTATTGCCGTTCGCTGGACACAGGAAATGCAGCGCTACTCACAGTTTGACTTTATGGCCATGCTGTTGCGTGAAGCTGCACGAGCACTCGCTCGGTGGAAAGACAAGAAAATTGCTGACCACATCCTTGCACTCGGTGTAACTGCATTTGACAACGATGTAGGTGGAATTGATGGTACGACCGGACGCGATATCGCTGGAGATTATAATGGCACATTAGCTGTTGACGATCTCTTTGTCGCTTATGCTGACATGGTAAATCAGGGATTCACACCAGACACATTGCTCGTCAATCCTCTTGCATGGCTTATCTTTGCAAGAGATCCGCAGATGCGTCATCTGGCATATTGGGATGGCGGAGCTTACTTCGGCACATCGCAGGGCAAACTTCCGTATGCTGGTGAATTTGAAACCGGCACAGGAGGCGCTCAAGGTGCATGGAATGGTAGTCTCGGAATGGGTGGCGAATCCGCCATCGCCGGAATGTATCATCCTGTATATAAGAGTTTCCCTGTCCCGTTGAAAATTGTTGTTAGCCCTTCTCTCCCCGTGACTGCTGCATCTGGTAGCACTCCGGCGAAAACAACTATGGTTATGTGCGACTCAAAAGAATTGGGCGTACTCTTTGTTGATGAAGAGCCAACAAGCGACCAGTGGGATGATCCTTCTCGGGACATCTATAAAGTCAAGATTCGGGAACGCTATGCAATTGGCATCCTAAATGCAGGGCAAGCAGTAAGATCGTTTAAAAACGTGAATATTGCGAAGTCTTATGATTACGATGAACGTATCACGTGGGACGCTGCAACAGCCTCACTGCCGTCAGGTGGATACACCCCGTAGTTTTTGGACAGGTAGAAGTGAAAAAATAACGAAAGGTCTGTCTGGGCCGACCTGGACAGACCTTTTCTTTTATATCGTTTTTACAAAGGAAAATAATTATGAAAAAAGATCTACTTGACGACGCGCTAAAAAACCTCAGAAATACAGACTCCAACAACATTCGCAAAATTAATACCCGTCCCGATATCGAAGAAAGGGAAGGTAGAATTAATAAGGCTATAAATAAGTCTATCAGGACATCGAAAAAGCCATGGGAGATTTCAGATAAAAGTCTGGCTCAGTATATTGGAGAAATTGAAGACGAGAGTACTGACGATGAAGTTGATGTCGAATCATATAATAAGAAGGTGAATACAATAACAGACCATAATAAAATCGCCAAACTTTTAGGATTCTAATATATGGTAGCCCCAATACTCCTTACAAGCACTCCGGCAAATGGCGCTGATGCCGTTCCAACAAATCTTGAATTACAATTAGAATTCAATACGCCAATTGACCCAACAACAGTTGACGGCGCAATTCAAGTTAAGGATGTCGAAACTGGCGTAATATATAATGTTGATTTTGATGTAACTTCAAATGTTATAACAATATATACTGGTAGGACTTTAGAGGATTATACCCGATTTGAAATACGGGTATATGGAAATGATTTATCGTCAATAGTTGATCCAATCAAATCTGCCGATGGAGATCCATTGGCTGCAAGTTTTTGGATATCATTCATGACATCTAAGCCCGTCAGCACGGGAGTAAGTTCGGACGACGATTCGTATTACGAAACCTCAATTGATGGTTCTGGAAGCGTTGTCGTTGAATCTTTTGATAAATTCGCATTTACCAGCAGTTTTCCAGACGACGAAACCTTATATTTGGACCCAGGATATTTTAATGCTGATAGCTCTGGCAATCCAAACAATCCAATAACAATAACATTTAATCTCGATGTCGATCCTGTCAGCACTTCCGGCAACATAACAATCCAACAGCGAGCATTTGTTGATACAAGATTCGCCGTACCATCACTCCCCGAAATAGAGGGGTTGTTCGATACGGGATTTAGTTCGCCTTCAGGCAATGTATATTGCCCTACGCAGAAATCGGATTATGAATACCCCGATTTCTCGGTATCTGTTTCTAACGGCGTGCTTTCGCTCACAATAGACAATGAGGACGGGCTTCGATGGAATTCACAAATAAGGATTCATGTCTCGTCCGACCTTCTTTCAACAGAGGCAACTGGAGGGCAGGCATTAGGTACTCCCGTCGATATATTATTTACGACCGGTATGTATCCATGGTTTGCTGAGATAGAGCAATTAAGACTCGAACTAGGCACAGAGAATACAGAGTATTCAGACTTTCTGTTGGCTCGATTTATTTTAAGAGCATCTATCAGAGCGTGGAGATTGTCATGTTTCACATTTGATTTATGCAATCCTCCGTATTTTGTCAATGATTATGTTTTGAACAGAGCCATATATGACATATATACTGGACCAAAGGGCATCGCGAAATCAACTGGCAAATCAAAATCATTAGGAGACTTCTCGGTAAGATACGGATCGTCCGACACTGGGATAGCATTTAAGCAAAAACTCAACGACTTAACAAAGATCGTCAAAGAATTCGAAATGTGGCTTAAATGGAGATGCTCCGGTCAAGGTGGGTATGGTGGTATGGCAACGGCCGTCAGAGGTGGAAGTAGAAGTGATTATCCTATCAAAAGATTCAGAGAAAGACATTGGCATAGGGAGTCACATGGAGATGCCTCCTATCATGGGCTTGAAAATACAGCATCGGATCGCGCATTTAAATTGCCGCGAATTAATGAAGAATACTTGCCAGTATATAGTAGGTGGGGATACTCCTCGTATTATGCTTGGCGCAATGGAGAATAACAAATGAAAAAAAGATGGAAAATGGCAAAGGAATATCGAACGTCCGACATTAAATTGGCGTCATATTTACTTACAATTGGACAAACATTAATTGATTTTAATTATGCGCCGATTAATCAGAATCATAAGCATCAAAAACAAAGAACGAAAGTTTTGTTTGTTTTTGAATTAAATGACGAAATAAACGATTGTATTATCGACTATAATGCAAGGCGAGACAGAGTGAGCGCCAGCCTATTATTGGATAACTTTAACAACCTGAAGGCAATGGTGGCCAATAGTAATTACCTTACATTGGAAGAAATTACCGAATCGGTCGAAAAAGATAGCAAACAAATCGAAAATGGCGAATGAATTATTTTGATGAATTACTAACGAATGGTCCCGTTGAAAAAAACAAACGGAGAATGCCAGACTCAATGGTTCCTCTTATGCAGAGGCCATTGTTTCGCCCCAACGACTACAATCTTACCGAAGACGATGCTCCGGCAAGATCAATGTTACCAGGATACGAAAGTATCGTCGATGCAATTGATATAATGCTTAAGCATTTACAGCATTATGTAAAGCCGTATGATACCAATCCAATGCGAGTATGGTTTCCATTTGAATATATGCCCCTTAAAGAAGGGGATAAGATATTTGACGCTCAAACACCAACAAATGTTTATACAATAAAAGACCTTGACAATAAATATCAGGGCGTGTATAATTTAGAGGGTAATGGATCTGCACCAACAAAGCAATCCATACTTTATGTGAGTCCCGAGGATAGAATCAGATTTATGGTTGGCTATCCAGCATCAGAAGATAATGATACTTATGCCGAAACAGAAGGATGGGAATCGTTAAAAAGTGGCACTCACAATCCTACAATTACTTACAGGTTTATTAGAGTTGAACCTGCTGGACACAAAGACTACTTTTCGGGAACCAGAGATATAGGTTCTAGATTTGTCGGGTCTTTTGAATATGAAGACGGTACAGTTGCTACCGTAAATTCGCAGAGATTTGACGTGGAACTCCAATTTTCCTGTTGGATGTCCACAAACGTTGGCGCGGTCAATCTTACGCGATGGTTTAGGGAAGCAATGAGTATTATAATCCCCGTCCTGCGTGGGCATGGATTAGAACATGGACATTTCTACAAACAGGAACAAGATGTCCACCTCACGCGATGGCGCAATGATATTATTGCCCGAAGCATTGTCTACCGATTTAGAATCGGCGAGGCAAAAGCAATGAAGGCATATATCTTAAAGAGTCTGACGGTCAGAACGACAGTCAGCGATGACGGGGAAATAGGTATGGAAATACCGCTATATTAATGAATAAGGTAAAACAATTACGGCAATTTAAATAAGGACAACTTATTATGACAGACGTTTTTTCAAACGTGCCGGGTGTACGCCTTACTTTCAAAGATGGTGGATTAGCAGTTAATCCTCCAGCTCCAGGAACTAAGGTTACTGTCCTGGCTGTAACAACCTCTTCCTCACTTGATGTGAATGAACCTGTTGTCACTGCTAAACAATCCGATGCACTCGCACTAAGTTATCATGCAGATGGCAGTCCGTCAGAAATGACGCATGCTATTTCCGAAGCTTATGCTGGTGGTGCGCGAATTGTTGAATTAGTCAAAATCTGTCGGGAAGACGCTAGTGGAAATCCGCTCGCTTCTGGTGAAGTCGCTACCGAATCTGGTGGTACTTATACCAAATCTGACGATATGACAGCAGACCAAAGATATGATTTACTCGAAGATGCTTATGCACAATTACTCGATCATGATGTTGATATTGTGGTCCCGTATAATGTATTTATTGATAATCCAGGTACTGCTTCTGGCTCATTGCCGAGGCGGGAATTTGGATGGCAATTAGCACATTTTTGCTATGAAAGCACTCGAGGGAATAATACGGCAATAGGCGTAATAGCACATAGAAGTGAATTGGAGGTCGCGGATCAAGAGCATAGCGAAACAGTTGATGTTATGCACGGAACTCCGACTCTCGCTCAACTCAGTCGTTGGGCAACTGAACTCAAGAATCATACTTATGATTCGTGGTATGATGGCGACGGCGTAAATGGAACCGATGGAAATCATAGACCAACCAGTTATGCATATTTCTTAAATGCAAGTGATTCGACCCTCCCTGGTACGATTTCATCTGCTGAGACAGATGCTAACGGATGGCCAATAGATCTTGGTAAATATATCAGCGTAGTTGCTGGTAATGTCAGGCATCCAAATTTCATTGCTCAAGTCAATTATCCCGAGTTTGGATATTATAATGGCAACAAAGCATGTTATTATGCGGGAATGCTCACAAGGTTACCTTCTGAGATAAGTCCAACTAATAAGGCGCTTTCTGGAATAAGTGTGGCAAGAAAATTAAGTATTACACAACTCAACAACTGTATTGGTGCTCGATATATTGTACCTCGAATCAAGGCTGGTAGGGGACTTCTTGTCGCCGATGCCATGACTGGTGCGTGGAATGTATCGCGGTACTACAGAAGTGATTATACACGTATCACAACTGTACAGATTTCACATGAAGTTGGGGATATAATTCGCAATACTATTGACCCACTTATAGGCAATCCGCCAAATCCCAACACTACGGCATCAATTCAGGCTATGCTGGACAATCTTTTGCAGGACATGATTGAGGATGGCAAGTTACTTGCCGGCTCATCTGCTGTATTTAGCCAGACTCCTGAAGAGCGTGCCCTAAACGAAGGGACTGTTAACGCATCACTCCAAGTACCTGGAGAGTTGCGTATTGTTACTGGTGTTATTGGCTTATCGAAAGCCACAGCATAGGAGGAACTAAATTATGGCTATGAGCACAAATGATTATGGTAAAACATACACATCTTTCTCCGGTGCTGACATTCTCATCTCTGTTGGTGGGAAAATTATGGGTGAATTGCAAGGAATATCCTACAGCATTACCCGTGAAAAAGCACCATTATATACACTAGGGTCACCGGACCCCCGCTCATTCTCTCGTGGCAAACGAGGAATTAGTGGAAGTTTAATTTTCTTAGTATTTAATAAAAGTCCGCTTCCCGGAAGCATGCCAGAGGAAAGGGTTGAGTTTATAGGGGATTCAAAAGAGGGTCAAATTTCTACATCTATGTATAATAATAATCTCTTTCAAGAGCCAACTGCCCCACTACAAACCATAGCCGCAGGCACATTCGGCAGCGAAAATCCAATAAAATCATATTATGCAGATCAGATCCCCCCGTTTGATGCCCTGATAAGAGCGTCAAATGAATATGGACATACGGCATTCATGGAAATTATTGGTATCGAAATACTTAATACCGGCTCTGGAATGTCTGTTGACGACATTACAATTGATGAATCTCACACTTATGTTGCGAGACGTATCAAAAAATGGTACAATCAGCAGAGGTTTGCCGGCAGCAGATGGGCCGAGGACGATTATCTTGGTGCCTCATACTAGTGCATGATAAGACGAAACAATGAAAAATTTAGATGATTAAGGAAATGGCCTGGCAGCCGTCATGGCTGCCAGGCTCTTTTTATTATGACTACTGACCCAAAAAAAGGATTTCCCGATTATCGCTACTCTTTCACAGGAAGCGATTACCGTGTAACCTACATCTCAAAAAATACCGAAGGACTCAATCGGGTATTAACCGGATTGCAGACTCTTTCATTCTCTACCCATTCGGACTTATTCCCAGGCAGACGGCTTGGCGAAAAAGGTGTTCATGGATATGCAGTTGGCACAAAAACAGTCGCCGGAACAATGATATTCTTATTCAGAGGAAATGACCCTTTCCTTGAAGAAATTGCCATCTCTGAAAAAGAAGTAAAAGGCAATACTCCATACGAAACAAGACCTTGTCATTTGGAGGCTATTCCTGAATTCGATCTGATTATACAGGCAACTTCAGAAGTACCCTTATATGATGCTCAGGGAAAACTCAAAATACACAATACAAAAATGTTTCTCGGCGGAATAAAATTATCCGAGACTGGCGGCACATTATCTATACATGATGTATATACAGAAATAATGTACACATTTGTTGCAAGAGAGCAGATTCCTTTTGCATCATCCATCCCCGATGATACAATAAGTAGAATCACGCAAAATAAAAATCAGTCGTCATCTATTCAATCTCTACTTAACCAATACAACGATCAATTAGATGAGTTTAGAATAAGAAGGGGAAAAAGTTAATGGCAATACTTAATAATAATATGCCGCATAAATATTTCTCCTCCTCTGATTGTAGAATTCTCATTACTAATGGACAAGGAAAAGAAAGTTGGATAGACGAAGCATTCTCGATAGAGTGGATTGTCAATGCGCCAATTAATCCGTTGTATGGATATAAGGATAGAGAAATTCGGGCATGGACACCAGGGCGAAAAATAGTTCAGGGTTCACTTATAATGAATTTCAAAAGGCGGAATAGTATTACATTGGCAATGACCAACAGTATTGAAAATCTTCTTTACAAAGACATTACGGTAAAATCTGAAAGTAAATTGCTAGAAACAGAGCAAGAGATAAAAGTAAGGCTTATTAGTTATGCCGAATTTATCAATTCCTATTTCTACAAATTGCCGACAGGGATGAGATTCCAGGATTTGGGACTTCCTTCTGTAAATCTGGAAGAACCACAGAATACACAAAGAGCCAACGCATTGGCAAATATCCCAATACAAGGAAAAGAAATCAAGATATGCAATCTTCAACATCATGCAAAAAACTGGGAAACAGACGAAACCGTCCTACATTCACAGCAATCAAATCCACGCAGTCTTGCCGATGGGTATTCAACAAGAAGAGGTGTTTTTATAGGGGATGGTTATAATGAATCTCTGCTCGACGAATTGGATGAATTGATTATAGAAGAACCAAAACATGATGGCAATATTATTTCTCTTAATAATAACAATCCATATAATGCAGTCGATACTGTATTGCCGAAATTCCTATCCGGATACAGAGATAGTCTTGCCCTGAAAAATGCGCAAAATCCCAATAGTCGAGAACGTCTTAAAAATATATATTGGGGCGACGAAAGTAAGGGCGCTTATAATTTACCAGCACCTTATGATAGCGCGGAATCATTATCGCGACAAAATGATTTCGTGATACTTATTGGACAGAAAGATCCGATTGATGATTCATTTGAAGATTTTAATCCAGTCGATAGAATACGAATAGAAGATGTTAAATTCCAAGGAGAACAACAAAGAATATCACATGCAGAGAAGGATGTGCTTCGTGTAGCATATCCGTTTTTGGCCAAAACGGTCGATTAATATTAATACTTTTTTTAAGGATGAAAAACACATGTCAAATTTACCTCCAGGACAATTCGAAGTACCACTTAACGAAGACGAAGTTCCATTGCAAGAAGGTGCAGATGGCTTTCCCGTTGGATTTGGACCTAACTCAGGACGAGACAATAAGTCCGAACCCAAAAAACCAACAGTACATCAAGTCCCCATGCCACCTCAAGCACAATCTCCCGAAGTATCCACATACTTCAGCCAGAATCGTCAGTTAGAAGGACAACCATCTCCTCCACCAGGATTCCATTATGACGGATTATTAAATGATATCCCATCCGAATTTCTACAAGCATTGGAAGAGAATCCCGAAGCCGATTTGGCAAACAATTCCTTATATCCGCCAGGATTAAGACAAGAAATGATTGACAAATGGAAAGAACGATTTGGCAAATCAAATGTTTATCTTGTTACAATCGTCGATCATGTTTATGTATTTCGTGCAATTTCAAGACAAGAATGGGCCTGGATAAAACAACAGGGATTCGACCAGGAGACGTTTGAAAACCAGATGGTTTGGACAACCCTATTATTCCCCAAGGTGAGTGCCGAAGTCATGCAAGCATGGCCAGCAGGAATTCCCAGTAGTATTACTGAATATGTGATGCGATTCTCCGGATTCTCCGCAACCGCAACGCCCATAAGACTTTGAGCCATGGAAATATCTGATCCGAGGATAGCCTTTGACCTCGACAGACGATGGGCATTGCCAGATACGACACAATGGACAAGGTCTCAATGGTCGCCACATATAATTGCGGCGATCATTGACGCTAAAGAGCAATATCCAACGGTCTTTATGGTGGAAGTCACTACCCCAAAAACATATAATCATAATGGAGATGATTTTCTCTTTATTGTTCGCCCATTATCAAGAAGGGAATTCAATATTGTTGGCTCTGTAAATGCCGCGGGAATGTTCTTCGATAGAGAAGTATTATATCGGCGATCATTATTATGGCCGGATGAAGATTTTCTCGACGACTTACCAGCAGGTGTTATAGAGACTGTATATGATACTGTCGAAATGATATCCGGCTGGGGAGATGTTAGGACACTCCAGGAGTTACAAGCAATTTCGCGCGAACAAATAGGTGTGGATAATGATGTGGGGTCGGTTGAGTCAAAACTCGACATGACGTTAGGAACAGTTTTCAAATCATTGTCGCCGCTTGACATCAAAGATATGGATGCCTATGAAAGTATGCATCTTATTTCTATGGTGGAAGGAATTCTTTCCGAACAAGGATTTAAGTTTGACCTTTCTTTCGAAGACAGAAAAGCAGAAGAGGAGATAAGACGAAAAAGATTCGTTGTTAATAGATGACCGATTATAGAGATGAATCAAGTACTTGGGAATCAACCCTAAAATGGGGAATGATTGGCATTGGTGCCGTTATGGGTGCTCGTGCTGCTTATCGTTATTCCCCTGCATTTCGTAAAGCCGCAATCGAAACTGCCGCGACTGCAGGTGATTTGTATCGATCGGCTGGAGTCCAAGCCAGAAAATATGCATCCAGATGGTCAACAAGCGCAAGTCCCGCAAAACAAGCGAGTGCGTCAGCCCTTGAATACTTTGCTGGCATAAAACAGGGAGGTATGCCGGCAGCATCAACAGTCCTCGAATCTGAAATGATTGAGTCCCTATCTCGTATTGATGTAATCCAATATAGCGACGATGCAATCGGCGATCTTAGATCTGCACTTGGCAGAAAATACGGGCAACCGATAGTAGGAGCGCCTAAAGGATATCGTCATATGACGGTACAAGACATCCTCACCAATGCACAAAAAGCCAAAAAGGGACATTATGCAATCGGCGAGGGCGGCAGGATGATGACGGCAAAAGGTTATGAAAACCTTAGGAGCGCCGTACAATCCGGTGCCGTTGACACTGAATGGATATTCAATCAAGACATATTTCTTCGCGAAATGGATAATGGAAAATTCCTAATAAGAGATGCTCGATTAGTTAATCCTGCAAAAACAGTATCTCAGGCACTTCAAAGATCGCAAAAATTCCGCATATTGGGTATGAGCCCAGCCGACCCGTTAGTTCCAAGTTCATGGACAACAAAAACTGCATCGGATTTAATGAGTCCAGATATTCCGATAAATCTTCGTGGCAGAGGGCCAACAAAAGTTGGTGGTGATTCTGTAATGCAAATTGGGGATAATGTATATAGCGTCCAAGGCAATCAAATGAAACGCGTAGGCAAAACCGACGCTCGTATATATACTAGCCCGAGATTGGTTAAGGAGCGTGCTGGACAAGCCGGTATGGGCGGTCAGTATTATGGACCAAAAGACACCCAAAGAGCAGTTACCGCAAAAGAAAGAATTGCACAAGATCCCAATCGCTACAAAGGACCGATTGGGAAAGTCCGGAAATGGGCCGAATCCGGAAAAGGATACAGAGGATTTGGAATCGGCGAAGGATATAATATTGGACCGCAATATAAACATGGGCAATCCATATTCGGTTTCGCCAGAGATTGGATGAATAAACTCCTCAATTACAAAACGGCAATCAATCTTAAAACGGGAGCAAGGGGCGCAAAAGCATTTGCCGAAGAGAGCGTAATTGACAAGGTTAAGGGTTTCTTCAAAATCACTCCGGATAAAATGAAGAAAAATATGTATTGGGCATCCGAAGAAGAACTCGGAAACCTCACCCTCAAACAAATGAAGGATGCCGCGAATCTTCATGCAAGCACCCACACAACCATAGAGTCCGTCTCAACGCCGACAATGAGACTTCAGGGTAAATATCATACTGAAGTTAGGGATGTCGCTATGACGCCAGGTGAGGCTGTGGGGGCCTTTGGCAGAAAGTTCACAACATCCGCAACAAGGGTGTTTGAATGGGCAACGGGAATGGGAGTTAAGCCCGGCACCGCAGGACAAACAATGCTTAGATTGGTGGCGAAGGGGGTCATCCCGACATGGCTATTGGTTGAAGCATTTAAGTATGGCGATTTTATGTCGGAAGAAATAACAGGCGTAAGTCCAATAAAAATGGGGGCTTATGGCTATGCGGGGGCGCAAACTGCAAAGCAGGGAATGCTTAATCTATCCGGATTTTCAACACTTTCAAATGCCGCGGATGAAGCTACAGGTGGTTTTTGGTCATCGACCGGAGGGACAATATTAAGAACTGCCGGTATTTTTGGAGCAAGTCTGGCAATCGGCGCTCATCCAGCCGCGAGTAAAGCGACAAAAAAATGGGCTCCAAGATTAGGGCTCGGATTAGCAGCGTTGCAACTTACGGGATCTCCCGGTAAATCGGCATTTGATCAATGGGATGAATACACCGGAAATAAAATGGTGCCGATAAGAAGGGGAAGGGGTTGGCTCACTGGACCACAACCTTACGAAGGTGGAGAAGTTCAATATTATAGGAAGCATGCAGTAGCACAAATATTGGATGATAGCCAATATGAAAAGTTTGGCGGGAAACAAGCATATTTTGAAGACTTATCTTTATTGCCAACACCTCATAATTGGATGGGCGCGAAAAGAATATTGGATCCTTATGCATGGGAAAAGCGCACATATTACGATCAGCCGTACCCACTTAACAAAGGAATGTTTTCTGAAGTTCCAATAGCAGGACCACTCCTTGATCTTACTGCTGGCCGCATTCTTAAGCCAAGAGTAATGATGCATCAACAGGAAATCCAGAGGTGGCTCGATACGCCACAAATTCCGAGAGACCCCAAAATGACAATGATTGCAGATCAACTCAATATGCAATTACCCGTTACCGGAAGAGCCATTCCTAAATTCGGCGTAGCACAAGAAATCGGAACGGCAATAAAGGGTGCAACAGATTTTATTGGTATGCCCGGATTTATGCTGAATGCACTTAAAGAAAAGGCAACAGGAAGTTCCGAATGGTTCCATGATGGCCCAGTATGGCAAACGCCAGACTATCAGGTATCTCAAGTAAGAAATTTCTTTGAGATGGAATGGGGCGGAATGCTTGGGGGATCAGAATTGTTCCGGCGTATGTGGTCAAAAGATTCTCACGAAGTATCATTCGTTAATCCAATCCCCAATACAATGCCGGATTATATGCCCGGAAGTAGATCAATGTATGGAGATACTAATTTCATCAATTTCTCCGAAGGTGATCCATTTTCAAAAATAAGAGCTCCTGGTGCTCGCAATCTCCACATGGCACTCAATCCTCATACGAGTAATTTTGACAAATGGAGAATGCTCAAAGGGGTCGCCCCATTCTCAAGAGCTGCGAAATCATTCGAAGCGGGAGTTATTGGAGCTGGAGAAAATCAAGTATTCAATGATGCACAGCAATCCCAATTCGAAGATGTCCAGAGTCGTATGAATATGTATGATCCTTCGACCGCATGGGCAGGGGAAGAAGGTGGAAGTTCCGGATTCCAATCATCATTACCTCATATTCCGTGGGTCAGCACAAAATTTATGGGCGCTCCATCACCAGAGGAACATTATAGAAAAATGGTAAGATATGGTTCTGATTACTGGGACTGGAAAAATCCTTATGATCAAATGCTGGATCCATACCTATCATACATGAGCACCCAAAACCCGGTATCTGCAGCTGGTAGTGGTGCATTACTAGGATCAATCGCCGGATCAAGAGGCGCTGTTGTAGGAGCCGCTTATGGGGCGGTGTCTTCAATCTTTTCTGATGATAGTATTTCCAATAAAGAATCTCGCAGGGAATTTACAGAAGATTATTTTGACAAAATGCAATATACCAAATTGCGCATGATGGAAGAACGCGCACTGGATATGAATAGAAGTGACCTTGTCAAAAAAATCCAAAATATGCAATCAAGCACAATGGTCGGATTGGATTATAGTCTGGACTCGGAAGAATTTGCATTAGCAGCCAAAAAAGCATTGCCATCAAAAGACAGGGGTTATCTAATGGCGCTTGCAAATTCGGGTATGGATACTTCGGAAATGCCAGAATATATGCATCCGATAATTGACAAGCTTCGTGGTCAGGGTAATCCTAAAATGAGTTATGCATCCAGAGATAGGATGGTCTCTGATTGGGTTGGAGAGAATGGCGGGATTCCCGGTGGAGAATGGGCTGGATGGGCTCCTGGCGTAGATATGCAAAAACTCAAAGCGGTTTCTGTTGCTGCTGATGGCGATAATATGCATGACTATGGATCTTATGAACCCGATGTAGAAATGGATGCCTATAGTTCTCCCTACTTAGATGCCATACAAAACTACGGGACAATTAGCAATCCAGACTTGCAAAATATGAGTAGGATGGTGTATAATAATATGGCTCATCTCCGCAAGTTGGGGATTGACAATGGGGGGGTTATGATTACCCCTTCATTTGGCAGTGGGCGGAGTCAATGGAATATTAATAGAGGGCGCGTAAATAGTGCCCGGCAATGGCGACAAAGAGGGATTTGGTAAATGCCCAGAAGAAAGAAAAAAGGAATTGTCAAACCATTGTTGGGAGCAGCTGCATTAGGCGGTGCTGGATACGGGTTTTATTATAGTCTTAAAAATCCAATCAAAAGTGCTGCGGGAGAAGTAGCCGCAACAAAACCTAGTCAAGCATATTCGGGAAAAGGTCCGATAGATAGAACCCCTGAATACAAAGGAAAGCCAATAATGATTGGTGAAAATCCAATCCCGCCAGGCGGACTTAATTTACGAACCGAATCAGAATTTGCAAAATTGTCCGCGGAACATCTACAAAAAGTCGACGATGCAACACTACGAATGCTAAAGCAAAATACAGGACAATCCAATAGTTATGGTGGCATCTTTTCTGCTGCAGAACAACAAGGATTGGGAGTAGATATTACCAGGACTGGCGGAACAATCAACGTAGAAATACAAGGACTAAAAGGTCCAACACAAGTAGTGCAACTTCCAGCCCAACCAAGAGGAGGCGGAAAAGCAACCTTCGGTCTGCGCAGATATAATGCACCAACCTTTATTGTTGGCGAAAGAGGTGCGGAAAGAATAGGGCATGTTCAGGATGCAATTGAAGAAAGTATTTTTAATGCAATAAAAGACAAGAAAAATCTTACTCCAACCCAATTCGCCGATGTGATACAAAACGCAAGACAGGAAGTATTTGATATATTGCCGGCCAGCACCAATACGGATTATCGCGGATTTGGGCAAACAATCGAAAGTACCAGAATGTCCAATCGTATTGTTGGAACGAGACTTCAAAGGGAATTAAGTACACTTGACAAAATCCACGGAACCGGAGTGCAGGCAGAAGCGGCTAGACGCGGATTCAGAGGAATTAAAACACGAGCAGATTTATATGGTGCGGTTATCTCTGATTATTGGCAGGGAATGTCTGATGACGTATTAAAGAATGTGGGAATATCGACCAATAGAACTTCGCCTGAATTTTACAGACAAGTAATGTCGATGTATGACAATACTAAAGGTGGAAATATGATTAAGGGGATTGGACATAGATCGGTCATGGGTAAGTCCGCAATTGTTGGAACCCCACTTGACAAAGTATTACATGAAGGTGGACGTATTTTAAGAAGTGGAAATCTTGTCAATCCAGAAAGTGGACAAATTGCAAAAACATGGAATGGAATTAAAGATGGAATGATATCCAACTTCCCTGCTGGACCAGAGGGAATACGAGCATTAAATACCGGAGCCAATAATAGGCTGATTGGAACAACCAGCCGTGCAGCATTTATCGTTGATCCGAAAGCAGCGGCAGTACTTGGTTTTGATCCGTTCGAATCCGGCGGATCATTTAGAGTTTCCAAAATGCAAAAAGACGTTCTTACACAAGGTATTCATACAAGGTATAATCTTGATGTTCGACCAGGATCTCCAGGTGCTCCAAAAGGAATTGATCTCGCCATAAAAAAACAAAAGATTGTCAGGTCGGGAAACAGAGGGAAATATGACAAGTGGATTGGCGGGCTTTCGCAGAAGGAACAACGTATTGTTGGCGGATTCGATGATCCTTTGATGACATTTGGTAAAGGACAACTCGTTGGATCGGGGTCAATTGAATTCATCGAAGATGGGGCGACAAGATCAGTCTCAAGCCGCAATATAAGGACAAGAGGTACTTATGATGTTACAAACATAGGATACAATGCCATTGATGATACTCTTTCAATACAAGGGCATATGCGTGCCTCAACGGCGGCATTAACGATAGGAGGAAGTCATGCAAGTATGAATCCGCATACATTTTCAGCAAGCAAGCTAGGCGATGCTATGAGCGGAGGGAATGTACATATACTTGGATCGTGGACAGATCTTAAAAAATGGGATCAAATGGGAGTGCTTTTTGATGACCTTGCAGTACAGATCGAACAAGGGGGAGGAAATGCCGTGAAAGCATTTTCAGACCTCAAAACAATGAATCTAAAAACATACAACCAGACTGTTAAAAAATTTGGGCTTGAAAGCAAAATAGATTATATATCCAAAAAAGGAGAGATAAGACTCAAGACGACAACAAGAGATGCGAAAGAAATCGCATTAGCTGCTGGTTATACGGAGGCTCAAGCGGCTGGAATAACAGGGCAAATAGAAATGGCAAATCTTGCATCTAAGGTTACGATTGGAGGAGAGGCATCATTCTATTCTTCGAAGGGAGTGTGGTCAAATGCATATCAAGAAGGTACATCATTGGCACATAGGCGGCTTGGAAAACTCAATGAAATTCAGAGTGTATTACAAAGAGGTGATGTCGAAGAAGCCAAGCGAATGATTAGAAATATTGGAGGAGATAAAGGAAAAGATATATTCGCATCCGAAAGAAAAGGATATGGCGAAGCATTTGGCAAACTTGGACAAAAAAATATAGACGACAGATCAATACTGCTCAATAGAACAAGAGGACTTATTCAAAGTGCAGAAAAAGATATTAATGTTGGACTTAGCAAAATGAATACTATTTCAAATCTTAAAATGGGATTTGATGAATCTATCATGCTTGGACTTACAGCAAACAAATCATACAAGACATTAAGTAAAATCATACAAGGAGAAATGGTCAAACAATCAGGTTCTGCTGGCAGAGAATTAAGAGCATACATGGGGCAGATGGGAATGGGGACTCAAGGCAATTGGGGTATCGCCAATGTCGGAGCGCTTCAAACAAAAAGCGGGCCATTGACGAGGGTGAAAATTGGAAGTAGCGAACTCAAAGAACTTGGCAGTATTGCAAGAAATTTAGAAAAACAATTATCCGATGGCAGTCCAATCACACAAGAAATGTTCGACAGTGTAAATAAAAAATTTAATGATGCTCTTGGAAGGGTTGGTGTTGCTCCAGGAGAATCAATGGGTGGATTTCTACTTGAAACAAATGGGATGGAATTACCAGTTGCCATTGGAAGTAATCCGGTAAAAGTCGGAGGACAACAAGGGCAAATATATATACCAGGCATTAATGAGGCGGTTCCTCAAAACCAAATGTTCCAACCCGGTGGATATTCAAAAAACAAAATACTTTTAAGAAAACTCAAACTTTATCAGCACCTTGGCATGTATCCAAATGAAGCAATAGTTGGGAAAAGAGCAATGCCGGGGCTTGCCGAAAATTGGAGATTGGGAACTGGCAAAGCAATGGGGGATTTATATGATGAGTTGAATGTAATGTCCACTTCAAAAAAGGGTGGGGGCAGAAGAATAATGGGGCAAGAATGGAGAGCAGAAGCATCAATTTATTCTCAGGCAATTGGACAAGGACAAATTGATATACAGGATAGAATGATGGCATTAAGCGGATCAGAGAGACAGCGAATACAGGGACTAAAGGGGACGCAGCAAATAGAAGCACTTGACGACGCATTAGCAAATACAATATTCATATCCAAAGAGCAGGCAAAACTTATGCCCGATGATATTTATCAAGCCATCAAATCCGGCAAAGGATACGGAATCACAGGACGATGGCCAATAGTATCTCCTGGTGGCATTGGAGTTACGCGTTTTGCTATCGCTGAAAGTTTGCATGGAAATGTCGCAGGAGTTAGTTCTGCTGGACTAATGAGATTTGCCGGTGATGTAGATATGGATAAAGTCGCAGCATTTGTTGGTCGATTTGAAGGAAATGCAGAAGCACAAAAAGCATTAGAAGAAGCATATAGTTATACACTCAAACAGAATCAGATGGTCGGCAAATATATTAATAATCGTATAAACGATATGAATATCGACGATATTTCAAATGAATTTCTTGCCGATTTACAGAAGTCATATAAAAAAGATTTTGGGACACAGTGGGATGACCTTATAAAAGAAACAGGAAGTGCTGAAGGAGCACTAAGAAAAGCATTATCATCGCGCGCTGCTACACAAACAATGACTGGTGGAATTACGAATAAACTTAGACAGCAATTTATGTTTCTTGCGGAAGGTGGAGCAGATGATCTTGTTGCCCAAACTGCTGCAGATGTTATGGGATTGTCAATAATAGAATCACCTATTATGGCAAGAAAGTCAGGAACAGGATCTCTTGTTGGAGAAGAATTAATACAAATGATGGAGGCTGGAGATTCCGATGCTCTTGCGAGAAAAATCAGAGATGTTGGAGTTGCCAAAAACCTGACTGGAGAACAATTATCTCAATTAACTGGAGAGCAATCTGCATATTATCAAAATCTAGCCAAGCAGACAAAAGTTGGTGCAGCACAAGAAGGATTCGCCTGGGGTGAAGTTGCAAGACAAGAAGGTGATGACTTTTTGGCAATGGCACAAAAGGGGAGTGGGGCAAAAGTTGGGCAAGGATATCAAGATGTGGCAGAACTTCTTGTTCGGACTAGCAAAGAATCGCAGGAAATATTCAGAGGATCAGAGAAATTTATCAACAAAGTCAGACTATCCTTGGACACTCTTGATCCAGAAGAATTCCCCGTATTCCTTCAACAAATTGCCAGCGATGCAGAAAAAACATCCCCTCTACAAAGACAAATGGCTGCGGCGATGATATCTCAAGATGATGAAATGATTAAAGCCCTCTCTGGCTATGAGCAAGGAATGACAAAAGTCGTTGATACAATATCACCTTCAATGGACGATATGTTGGAATCCGCGACAAGAGCGGGAGTTGGGAAAGATGCTGAATCAATGCTCAATAAGATTGCACAAACAAAGGTGGGAGAAGCAATCCAAAAAGCAATCCAAAATCATCCGGGAAAAATGGTTGCTGCTGGAGCAGCCGCAGTTGTCGGGTTGTATGCTTTGTCTCATATGTTTGGCTCGTCACCGCCAGCACCACCATCATACGAAGATGGTCAGCCAGGCGGCCGCAGTGGCACTGGCGATAGGCCGGCATATTTAAGGGGCGACACTCAACAACAAGGGCGTAATTTTGGATATAATACAATTATCGAAGGCAATACAGAAAGCACCCAGCATATAAGGTCATTCGCCCAGAAGGGACAAATGTCAATCAGGGACAATTCGATGTCCGACATGCAATTTCGGCATGCTATGGGACAAGCATCTACTAGTAAGTTTGGATACTAATGAAAAAAAATATAAAAATCGGACATATCCCATTGACTGTTGATCCTCAAAATATCAACATTACCAATACATCGTATAATTCTGCCGCTGTCGGATTAAGGTCCAATAGTGCACAAGTTGTTCCAACGGGATATTCCGACTTCTCGGTGATGATAAATCTTATATTCCCCAGCATTGAAGATATTAATAATAAGTTACGTCCGATAATTGCCATAAGCAAAGCACTTCCTTTTGTTCCCGTCAGGTCGGAAGATATTGCCGATGCTTTAGTATTGGGAAGCGAACTTGAAGGAGAACAAACTCAAAAAGACGATAGGCAATTATATGAAGATCAAGTTAAGGTAGCATTCTATCAATGGGCGGAAATAGTATATCGCTATTATATATTGCCGGCAGTGAGAATAAAGATTCAGAATGAAGATAAAAATCCTATAGACATTCTAAAAAAAGCCATCAAAGTACAATACGAAGATAGATTTCTTCCCATAGATGAAGTTTTGTATAATGACCGAAATTCCGGCACAATTATCGCGGATAATATTACTCAAAGAAAATGGTATTGGAATTATGTTCTCCTTGAGGGCGAAAATGCAATTGACAAAAATGTAAATTACACAAAACCACAAGTTTATGAATTGCTGGGAGACGATACTGCTCCCGATATTGATATTCAGCAGCAGCCAAAATATACATTTATAGCGTCCATTTCCGGACCCGACAAAATTATTGACGGAGACACCATAACGGTAACCCCGAGTGGTCCGTTGGGACCCCATATTGTTCGCGTAACAAATTCCGAAGATGTCAATATTCGCATGGTTGGATATGATTCATTTGAAACTATATCAGCATTAGGCAAAAAGCCCGATGCGAATGTTCCGGAAGATGCATTATTATGGCGGAATGGACAAGAAGCACATTCAACAACACATGTAGATAGTGCATCGGCCGTAGATTATGCTCTCGAGTGTAAAAAGAAATTAAAAGAATTTATATTCGGAACAGGAACCTCCCCAATAAATGTAAGAGTCGATGTATTCGATACTGATGGCTTTGATCGAGTTGTTGCAATGATCACTCCGACAGAAGGTCCAAACTCAGGCAAATCGGCCAATCATGCAATGTTGAGACAGGGACTTGCCATTCCCTATGTGGTGCAAAAAGATGATGCGGCAATATCAGATTCGTCATTTTTACTTGCAGCAAAAGAAGCCGCTGATAGCAATGTCGGATTGTGGAATGATAATTTATGGCAAGGATATTATTTTAAAGTATCAAAAAGATATCCAGGTCAAAACTTTAAAAAGATAACATCAAACGAACTCGACATCGTCACACCAAACAAAACCAGAGGAATTGTCACACCGCATGACTTCCGTAGATTTGGCAATGATGGACCGCAAAGAGCACATATTGGACAGCGATTATATTCGAATATAGGAGATACATCAGGATCACCGGCAAATAGAAATACGGGTCCAGATGGATATATGAGAGATGGAGAATCATCAGAATCATTTGATTTTACACCAGAGACATTCGAGAGTGTGGAAGCAATGGATAGTGGTGTATTGGGTGTGCGAAAAAATAATTATTATTGGGATTTCATTCCAGGTGGATTGCCAAGACGATGGATGCCCAGCGAATTGCATCAAAAACTTGAAGAGGCAATAATAAGCGTTAAGAGAGAATCTGAAATTCGACTAAGAGGGCCAGCACACATTTTTGCATCAATGGCCGATTCACTGTACGATATGGCTATAGACTTATCGAAAGGTACAATCGAATCATATGGCAGAATCAGAAGTAAGCATTACCCAGGGGATTATGTGCCATTATCATTTATTGGCTATCAATTAAGAAGTGTCCCTGAATTACCAGATGCAATACAAGCAACTCTTCAATTTAGATATTTTAATCATACCCCATATGTACCGATATTTGCATTCATGGGAACGAGTCTTAACGAAGACGATATATTGATGCCAAATCCATCTGTCGCAGAAATAGATATTGCGCGAAATGCGGCATTCCTAATATATCTGGAAGATAATTATTTAACAGATTCTATGGACAATCGACAATCCGGCAGATATGTAAGACCATACACTCATGCAGAAGATATTTTGCTTGAATACCAAACTCCAACCTTAACTACAGAGGCAAAAGATAAGGAGACTGATGATGTCGCATCCGAAAGAACACTTACAAGAGGATATGGTTTCTTCTCAAGCAAGGCAATCATAAAGGCTGGGAATATTACTGACGGCGACAAAGCATCATATCAAGTTGTCATTCCAAATACACTTCTTATCGGAGCATCAATAAGTCTGCAAAATAATATTCCGCAAATTCCACTGGAAGGACTGGAATATCCAACAGCACAATATACAGGAAGAGGACAGGGAACAGCACAATTAGTACTGCAGACAAATGACAGATCCGCCATAAGAGCATTACATCATGTTCGCTCATTATCTCAGGAGAGTGCCAGATTGGCAGATAGTTATGATTTGAGAAATGCCACAATATCATTCGTACATCCACTTCTCAATATTACAGGAATGCATACATTCGTTATTGATAATATTCAAGAAGATAACGATCCAAATAATCCCGGTTTATTTAATATTACAATCGACTTAATGGAATCCTCATCGCGATATTCAGTAAGAGAAAAACTCAATCTTGTGAAAATCGGAACAAGCGAAGATATTATGGAGGATGAATTGGTTGATCAGGTTATTGAGGAAATGTTAGTTGGCCCACCCGATGTAAAAGAAGGGTTAATAAAAGAATTTGTTGGAAATGTAAAACGCAAGGAAGGAGATAATCCTTGGTTTTCTACAATAGGGACAAGAAGAGAATCGCTCGAAAGACAAACGAAGTATACAACACTTAAGTATGACGGTTATAGCTATGACTCGATTGGATTAGACAGAGGCTGGATCAAAAAAGACATTGACAGCCAGTATCTCGATACTGGCCAATCAATATTGTTCGGATTACTTCCATTCCTATTTGTGGAGGGTGATCCAATGACCCCCCATGATAGTTATTTGTCTCCAAACGGAGACAAATGGAAAGAAATGGGGATCCTTCTTCAAAAAGAGGGAAAGAGAGATACCAATGACAATAGAGGCAAGAAAGTAAATAAGAAGATTTATGATAAAATCGAAGACAAACTCATTTCGTTGGTAGGCATGAGAAGCAAGCAAGAAGAATTGATAATCCGGAATTGGCTAAAAGACAATTTGTGGAAAAGAGATACCTATCAAGAAATGCTATATACTACAACTACGGCAGACATTGTCAAAAGTCAATTTAATCTTATTGGCGGAATTACATCGAGAGATGCTGCAGCCGGAAGTCTTGCTGCGACATCCGCTATCGCACTCGCACTTCAATATGGAGTTCTTACATTTGGTGCTGCCGGAGCGGCAGTCTCATCTGGAGCTTTTGTGGTAATTATAGGAAGTGTTGTGTCAATATATAAATCTGTCGAAGGAGGATTTCAACTTATTGGCAAAAAGGATCGCATTGATTCTAAATTCACAACTGCTTACCCTAGTCGATATCCCGACGGCAGATTGTCTCATCTTGCTCCACCTCGCTCTGGAAGTGATTGGTATTCTGCATTCTATAATGCAATGACTAATTATCAATATGGAGATTATTGTTCGAAGGTCGGACAAGACGTTGCAAGTTCTCAGTTGGCTCCGAAAAGAGAAATTGATACTGATACCGAAACATCATCAATAATTTATGGAAAAGACAAAATTACTATACATCCATATTGGGCAAGACATGCGTGGGGAGCATTATCAACAGCACCCCAAATGATGGATAGTCAAATAACCGAATTGTGGAATCAAACCAAAAATTATACAAGCGTCGATATAAAATATGTCTTGCGATTTTTATTCAAATTATCCCTCAAATTTGAATCATTTAAAGCACATTTTCTTTCCGCGGCAACGAAACATCTTCCCCATCTCGCCAACAATCTTGATGGCAGTATTATGACTTCCGATGAACCGGATATGTATTACGATTTGAATTTGCCAACATATAATGAAATTTACGGTCAATTCCATGTGCCGAATATTGATGCTCGCAAAAGGCTATATAGGGGAGCAATAAGACTTGTAGAAATTGGCAGAGAAATAAACAAGAAGATGGGAGGATGGAAAAAACCATATCCAGATGCAACATATCCATTCAAAGCATTGTCAAGAATAGAAGTTACACCTCTTGAAAAAGACATAGATGTCCCAAATCCAATGGAATTAATCAATGGAATTACTGAAACATTTAATATGGTAGGCGATGTATGGGAAGTTGAAGAGCCATCAAAAATAGAAAATGTATTCAAAGATGGAGATAATGCCAAAAAATGGTATGATAATATTTTGTGGAGAGGACATGCAAATGCCGATAACGAACTTCAAGAAAAAATTGACAATTACAATGGTCCTCCAGCGAGAGATCAGGCAAGATTACAACTTGCATGGATGGGAATTATAGATGATATAAAACGCATCATGTCAAGTTATAATAAAGAAGAAAATACCCCCGAAGAATTATTGCCATCATTCCGCGATATGGGAATTCGTGGCCCACACGCATTTAATCAGATGGCTAAGTGCAGAGGGGGAAATGATACGGTAAATCCCGGATGGATGTACTATTCTCCGAAGGTTGATATTTGGGGACAAACAGAAACAACAATTGATGATATGCAAAAATTTGCATCAGAAATATCAAGCATTGGTCCAGACGCAGAAGACACGGGAAGCACTAAAGAACTTCCTTTAAGAATCAATAGAGAATCTACGCTTACAAACGTATGGATGGGGAGGGGACCCGCTTCAAAAAAAACAAGCGATGTTGCGTCGCCAGACAGTCATGTCGTCCAAAACAAAGCTGGAACGCCGGTATCACAATCTCGCGGCGACGCAGCAACAAAAAAAGGAGGGCATGGTCAAGTTGCGGAAAAAAATGCACAATTAAAAAAATTAGCCAGAAATATGGGATATCAAGATGTCAATCTTAATCCTGATGTCCGTCACATCGCAAAAACTAACGTTGAAAATAATCCTCCAAACAAAGGCAACAAAGACAAACCTGCCCTGATATCAGATTCGAAAAAACTTGTCTCGCCAGGAATAGCATCATCGCCCGCATATCCTGGGGGCAATTTTGGGACCCGCGGAGAACAAAAAAAACACATGAAAAGGGTATTTGAAGCACAACCAAAATATCCATTTAATATGCGATTTGCCTATCCTGCAGTAGCAATGTATTTTGTAGAAGAAGACAATGAGACCTGGGGATATTTCGATGATTACTATAGATACGATTCGATAGTCAGTGTGGAGGTGATCCGTGATAAACAAATCACCGATTTGGCGGTAATCACATTAACCAATATGACTGGCATATTATCCAACGCACTCAATGAAGATCGCGTGAATGGCAAGCCCGGCAAGGTAATTAAATCAGACGATACAACAAGAGTCGAGGCATGGGACAATACTAACGACACATGGAAAAAAGGCAAGAAGGCAGAGTTTTGGGAAGATCAAGAAGATCAATTATTATCATTCCGAATTAAACAGGGAACACGCATTATTCTTAAAATGGGATATTCCACAAAAGGAATTGATTTGCCGACAATATTTACAGGGCAAGTCGCAGAAATAAGCGCTGGACCAATCACAACAATCATTTGTCAGGCATATGACTATCAATTGGCAGAGCCATTATATGAAGAATGGGGAAGAGCAGAACAAGAATTTCCCGGGATCATTTGCGACATGCTGGCTAAAGTAAATTATTTCGGCGGCTATGCATTCTATCGCGATAGACTTGAAGGGCAAACACAAGGCAGGGGGGCAGATCAAGGCAATATAGATATATGCAACGGTCGAAATTGGCTCAACTCAACTCAAGGCGATAATCTCTATATAGAACATTATGATTATTGGGAAGCATTCAATTCACTGGGGACGGTCGGTGATGATTGGTATTGCGGCGGTCCAATGCTTGAAAACCTATATAGTATGCAACGATATAAGCCTCATGACGCGATGGCAGTATTGCCATATGATGGTCGGTCCACATTATATTTTGGGCCGACTGACGGAGCGTATATGTGCACCTCAAGGGCTGCTAGCGTACTGAGGGTGTGGGCAACAAGAAGAGAGATGTATTCTGAATTAAAATCGAGCGGAAAATGGATTGCATTTGATGGCGCATTAAAAAAAGAAGGAGATGCACAATCAGATTATGCCGAAGAAATATCCGATGCATACGAAAGTGCTGAGCATACAACAAGAAAAAGAGGAATAAAAGAATTGCAACAGGATGTAGTGGATAAAGAAGAAGGGGTGTCATTATATGCGATTCCAGATGAGGCACTTCCGATGTTTCCCGTTTCAGTTCAAGATGACAGTTCCCTCGCCATGACAACAGCGATAAATACGAAATATCTTGGAAGAGCAGAAATAAACAAAAGTAAGTTCGACAAATTTTATGCCAATGAAAGAATAGATGAAATTATAGACCATATAAAGGAATGTCCTCCTGAAATATTACAAGCACTTCTTAATGACCTTATTTTATATGCCATAATTAATTACAAGTTACTTGAACCGGGAATGGATTATCCAAGCGTCGTAGCATTATCTCCAACCCGTTACAACAATGAAATATCTAGCGGAATGACAGGAGATAATGCGACAGAAGAAATAACCTTATCTACTATTGCAGAGCGAAAAAATACTCAAGATGTAAAAATAGAATGGGTAACATCATCAATGTCTGCCGCAACGAAAAAGGCAAAGCAATTAACTGAAACGTCAGAACATGATTATGGAATTGTTAAAAACGATATATCTGATGTTTATGTTTTTTATACATATAAAGAGGCAAGTCTGAAGGAAACAAATGATTCGGGAGAAAAGATTAAAAAATACCTCACAGAAGTAGTCAGGGCGATAAAAGATGATAAGAAGAGTACTCCATCTCCAAACAAATTTATGAAAGAACAGGGATCTGTTGCACGACTTGCAAATGAAAGATGCAATAACTCGAATATGATTGTTAGCAGTCTTGTTGTAAGTATGGATGGGACTTGGGGCTGTCAATATTTTCCAGCGCAAGTAGATTTAAAATTATTGGGCTTTATTAATTATGAATCGGCATCTGGTCGTGCGATACCATTGTGGAATCTTATTATAGGATCGCTTATTCCATATCTGGATATCCTTCCAACGTTCGTTGCCAACAATCCAGAAAGCGCGATGGCAAGAACTTATAACGCACTACAATCATCCGATACATCGAACCTCCCCCCAAATATGATGCCATTCAGAGATCACCATCTCGCTAAAAGCGGATACAATCTTGTTTCAAATCAGATAGTTGCATCGAGATCTCATATGGGAAATATTGCTGTAGTTGAATCACCCGGAGGAGAACCAGACATCGAAAGCAGTGATGGTGGAAAAACAATAGAGATTGGCAAAGCCAAATATATCATAAGGGCAAGCGTCACACACGAAGATGAATTGGTGTATCCCATCAGCCAATATTTCTATGATATAAATGCATATCATCAGGGTGAGTCATGGCAAGTAGCAATGACTTGTCTCGGAGATGCTTTGCGCGAAATGTATCAGGGACAACTCGTAATATTGGGCGATCCAAAAGTAAAGCCCCACGATATCGTCAATCTTATTGATAGCAAAAATATGATGAATGGTGCATTTGAGGTAAAAAGAGTTGTCCATCATTTTTCGCATGAAAGCGGATATTTAACAACGATTAATCCGCATATGATTGTACATGTTAATCGGGATACAGACTACTGGACCTCATTGGGTGTAAGCGCAGCAATGTTCGCTACAACAGTTGGTGTTACTGTAGGAGTGGGGCTCTTGACTGGAGGCGTAGGATCAGCCGCATTTGCTGCTGGAGCGATGGGCGGATTGGCTGGTATGTCCGGACTCCCAACCGGCAGTATTCTGGGCATCTCATTCCCATGGATAAGTGGGCAGGCCAAGATCGGACCGTCTCGACATAATCCTGTACGCATTTCCCCATTAGTATATAAAGGAGAACCTTATACAGTAGGGCTTGAAGGATGGGAGAAATATGCGTATAATCCTAATAAGAGTGGCGGAAGTTATGCTGTAGAACAACTACAGAAAAAAATTGATGCTGTCCCCGAAGGAATAGATGCAATTAACAAAAACATATCGCGATATTGGAATGCTTACAATTCATTTAGAATTGGCGATATGGATTACAATGAAGGGAATGTGGTAGAATGAACCAACCAACGCATACTCCATCTAAACTGCAACCAAACCAGACTCAACTTGCACCGATTACCGGCGTAATATTACAAGCTGGAAAACCTCCCATGATTGAGGTTATTTTAAATAATCAAAATGCAGTTATAATAATTGACCCGTCAGAACTCTCAAAACTCAATCCTGACGACATAAATCCGAGTACTGATTTCGCTCTTGTTACAGGATCCAATGTTGGCGGAAAAACAAAAAGTCTTACGGCAACAATTGCACAAACCGCCGACGACACATCGGCGAAACGTATTGCCTACAAGGTATCTGAACCAAAAGACAGGCCGATTCCAGGGGGCTCTACTGAACAATCGTCAAAAATGACTACTGCAGATGCTCAGAAAATATTTAATGGAATGACAAGTTCTCCCGAAAATAAAATCAATGAATTAAAACAAGGAAAGAAACCAAACAAATTGGTCGGTCTTGGAAAAGTATTTATCGCAGGATCTAATCCTGACAATAAATTATCGATATCTGAAGATGGGGCTGAAATGGGATCGGGAGATACGACAGTCGCAACAGGAGGGATGGGAGTTCAGATGGGAGGAGCATCAATGAAAATGGCATGTCAGTCAGACCAAGTACAAAATGCGATGTCAAAACCCAACCCCCTTATGAGAACACTCGGACCAAGTACTACGATGAATCCATTCCCGCAATATTTAATAGCGGCTGGAGGAATGCTACTCGGTATTTATGCAATTACAAAAGCGATACAATCTTTCGGAGGCAGTGAATAATGTCAACTTTTACAGATTTGGATTTTGCCATAGATGATAATGGGAATTTGTCAACACGCAATGGGGATATTGCCAGGCATGGATCTCTTGACAGTATGGCGAAAACCATTGAATGGCGACTCAAAACATCCAGACAAGAATGGAGAGGAGTCAATCCTTTTATTGTCGCTGGACTGGATGAATTCAGAGGACATCGAAACACAAAAGAAACAGGTGAGTCGATGAAAGTCCGAATAGAAAACGCTTTATCAGCGGATCTATTTATCCATCCAACAAGATTGCAAGTAGATGTGGTCCCAATTAACGCCGAAGAAGTTCGCGTATTTATCAAAATAAACAGATTCAGAGCACTGGATATTGATGGCTCGGTAGATATAGAATATTCATATCAATTTAATTTCAACGAAGGGGATATAATATCCCTTACTGGAGGCACAAGATAATGACAACAAATGAACTTATAGATTTTGAGGGTTCTGATGTCATTCGAGAACGAATGATAAAAAGAGCTATTTCGGCTAATTTACCGGGAATATCTGAAGGGCAAACATTAAGAAATTTATGTTCCTTATTTGCCAACGAATTGCAGAGTCAACACAACAAGACTATGTATGCAATGGCAAATTCAACTCCGCTAAATGCTTCTGGGCCATATCTCGATATGATTGGAGAATCAATTTTCGGGATAGTAAGACATGGGGCTATCTCGGCCAATACGACAGAGGCAGATAGAAACATAATATTTAGCGTTACCAATGGCCCTCTTTCCGATTACCTCACAACCTCGTCCAACGGAAGACCCTATATCCCTCAGGATACGGTCATCACAGATGGCAATGGAAACGATTACAAAATATCGTCCAACATCTATGTATCGCAAACAGCCACAGAAGTATTTGTTCCGGCACGAGCAACAATAAGTGGGAGATCTCGTAACGTTCCTGCTAATGCACTGACAATGCATTCTATTGACACAAGAATCCAGTGTACCAATCGCTATGATATTTCCAATGGGCAAGATGTAGAATCAGACCAGAATTATAGATATAGAGTAATGAATGCACACTTAGCATCCCAAAGCGGGAACAGGGCAAGCATTGAAAATGCAATTGCCGGAGTTCCGGGAATAAGTAGATTTACTGTTAATGAAAATTTTAACGGGCCAGGAACTGTCGAAATAATTTTGGTGCCAATTGGGAATAAGCTTCCCCCATCGACAAAAAGAAGTGCACAAATTGCCGTACAAAGTGTATCCCCTGCATCGTCAATTATTATTGTTAGAGAACCATTATATGTTGAATATGAAATGGCATTAACCATGAGTCGCCGAAACAAAATCAATAATACCGCAAGTATGATTCGGAACAATACGATTAGTGCATTGTCGACATATTTCAACGCAGTTCCAATGGGAGGGCAATTGGATACCAACTCCATGATAGCGACATTGCTTGGCGGGCTATCTCAATATGGTGTAGCGGATATAAAAATCACCTGCTTCCTGTTAAATCAACAAGCAATCAAGCCGGGCATTGTCAAATTGGCAAAGAAAGATTTGCTAGTGCCATCTTCATTTGTCGCAGAACCGATTAAGGTATTAGTAGCATGAGTGAAAAAGAAAACAAACGGAATAATCATCCAAAATCATTAGCCAAAACACAGCATGTATCTGGACGCAGATTGCTCAATAAGCTTCCCATGCATGATGTGATACGACGTCGTCCCGACGGATCGGCATCGCAAATGTTCAACATGATTCTTGGAGAAGGATTGCAGCAACTTGACAATGAGATAGAAAGATATCAAAATGTCACTTCGCTTCATTCCTGTCCAACGGATGAATTAAGCGCATTGTATCTTGCGAATGTCCCTCCCGAATGGAATAGGGATCTCCCATATAAAAATCAATTAGCCAATTCAGATTTTGAGGCAATTTGCCCATCTGGCGAAATGCCATATGATTGGACATTCGAAGGTATTGCTGCATATTCCTCGGGGGAAGTTTCCACATCAGGCAATTACACGCAACATGGATCAAGGTGTCTTGAAGTAACGCTCGATCCAGGCGACGGAATAAGTATTTACCAAGAAATAGATAATTTCGAAGCGTCATATGTAGATCCATTATCCGCAACATTTTTTGCAAAATTAAAGACAGGAACAGTATTATCTCAAATCAGACTCGAGATGGAAAATGCCGTCAGTGGAGATTGGAATGAATATACTCAATCAACAACGATACAGTCGGGATACGAATGGGAACGTATTACTGCAAATTTTAACGAGGCTCGCCCCGCATTCACAAAGACCAGATTCCACATAGATTTATGGAATAATGGCACATCCACAGCAATAGTGATGATAGATTCTGCGCAACTCGAGATAGGATCATTGCCGTCTTTATGGCGTCGAAAAAGAAATGACAATTATCCATTGTGGAATATTACAGATACTGCAGGCGAATTTGATATATATACCAATATAAATTCGAGGAAACAACCATTGTTTTTTTGCGATAATTTTTATGATTTCTATGATAGGGCAGTCCCAACGAGGGCAGAAATACATACATCGACATTATCGTATAGATTTATATCAGCACTTACCGAATATAATAGTCATCCTGATACTTTCGGCGATGAATGGAGATCTGAATTTAAAATAATCTCGCAAAACGCCCCTGTATACGAGAGGGTTACACTCGAATCTATTACAGGAAATGAATCAAACTATCCCGATGGCACACCCAGAATGATTACGACCATTTCAAAAGACGGCAATGGCGACACAATTTATGAAACAAGAACTCAAATTGTCAAGGAAAACAAAGATATTCCGACAGAATATCTCGCATCTTATGATTTAATGATGCTTTCTGTCGATAATATTTGGGAAATATATCCTGCATCATTCCTCTATCTTACAATGATTAAAGACTTATTGGCAGTTTTAATCAAGGAAAATGAAGAATATTATATTCTTATTGTCAATCCTCAACACGAAATTCCTGAAAGAAGTCATTTATTTTTATTAAATAAATTGAAGGTATCGGGTTTATCTGATATACTACCATCAGGATTTACTCTCGATCTGGGTGTCGATGAGTATGACGAAAATAGCCTTGCATTACGTATTGTTGATACTGATGCAGATACTACTACCAACTACAAAATCAAATTGTGGTATGATTATTGGATGTTTTACGACAATCAAACAATAGCCATGCGAGAAAACTATGAAGACTATGGCGGAGTTACCATCAATTGAGTAATCTTTTTTCTATAAATCAGCCAAAACTCGGCACGCAAGGACAATCATTCGTTCTGCAAGGACCGGTTGATTCGTCTGTCGATGTCATCCATGTTCAAAATGAATATGAATCGCTATACAATAATGACGGTTCTCCCTTCGCTGAAATATTTATACCAAAATCACGATTCTTTTCCAACAGAGGACTTAGGTGGTACACCGAAATGCCGGTCGATACTGGTAAGAATACCTTCAACATAAGGGCCGGAATACAAGAATCGCTATCAGGAACAGAACACGTCGGGAACAACCATCATACTGATGTGAGTACGGTAGACAGGGCGATTGGGGGATATACAGATCTTGTCGACGGAGGAGATTGGACAACCGATATTTCTGCACTTACTGGGTTCTCAAGCATTAACGACACTTGGGACTTACAGAAGAACTCAGAAGATACCATCACTTCATATTTTCTTTATACATTCACAATCCCCAATACAATAAAGCTTACTGCGGCAACACTTAACCTCACATTCAATGATGCTATACAAGTATATCTTGATGGCTCTTCAATGTATATGTCACCGCAAATGCCCGCCGCCGGCTGGGTTTATGCGAATCAAGCAACCTCCGCCGTATCGTCAACAACTATAGCGACGAGCATCAGTACAACGCTTCTGTCTGCTGGCACCCACATATTGGCAGTCGCACATAAAAGGGCGTCAACTCAACGAAATGTCAATCTGTCGCTCAAACTAAACCTTGACTTCAAGAGGGTCAAATGGACAAATCCACAGCAAATCTCAATCAATATATCAGAAACCCAAATTCTACCAAGTCAAAATTTCAACCATCTTGATGAATGGGGGATGATATATAAAGTTGAGAGATTTCCAGGAGAATATAATTCGCCATATAAATATCGGATGCAAAAATATGTAGCATCTAATTTTGATTCAACTACGAATGGGATCATAAAAGGATCATCGGCCCGACTTGGATTGCCAGAAATAGAAGGTGCAGTCAATGTATTGATTAGGGGTGATGAGAATTCGTCGAACGAAAGCACATCGGTAGCGGATGATCTTATTCTTTCTATCGCTAATGGAAAATTGTCATTAACAAGCTCTTTATTTAGCGCCACATCAGAACCAACAGTCAATGAAGACTATATGATAATTGAACCTTCTGGTAAAATTGCCGATATCACATCATTTTTTGGCAAGAGTTTTGGCGAATTGGATCCGAGGACATGGGAAATTGATGATGATGGTAATATAAGATTGTACAGAGAAATCGACCCCTTCGGATATCAATTGGATTATTATATTGCGCACGAATATGATCTTTTTAACAAAACAATATTAGATGTTGTTACATGGCTAAACAATATCGCCGCTTCTGGAGTAAATGCCTCTGGTGACATTGCCCCATTTAATCCCTTTAACGCATCAGCATCAACAGATGCGAAGTTCCTTAGCTACTCCGGAGAAATAGTCAATGCAACATCAGGGGCGTTGACTGTATATTCTAGCGGAGAATTAGATGAATTCAATGGAGAGGAAAAACTTTTCTTCAACATCACGGGAGATGAGCATTATTATCCAATAGATTCAATTGACGGTAGTGGAATAACGCTTGAAACAGAATATGTTGGAACAACAGCTTCTGGAGGCTCGTTTGAATTCAGCAAAACAATTGATGCAAAATTCATTCCTAGCATGCAAATTTCTCCAATAGGACATTTTACTCTGCCAGTATATCAGATGATGTATAGGCCATTTATGTCGCAAGATTGGGATGCCTTCAATAGTATTGATGATCCGGAAACCGCCTCTGTAATGTCTCACGTTTCAAAAGTCGAAAATTCAGTACGATCCTCATGGAATGAAGTTATCGCCGATGTTGATATTTGGGATGTAATCGACGAAGGCATGGCAGGAGGATCGGAAATACCCAATATTTATGATGGTCCGAAAACTATTTTCAGGGCATCGTCTTCGGGGCAATCCTACACACCTGAAGAAGCATTAGCATCAGGTTACGCCGACACCGATGGAAATGATATTCTTCAGATGTTTTTGTCCCCGAAAGATTTTCAATCTGGAGTAGACATGGAAAACGACAGCTTGTCCGTACATAGTATCGTCGAATCCAGTACCGCAACAACAACCACATCAGGCGAATTTAATTTTAGCGTGGAATGGCAACATTCCAGCATGTCTGGAAACTGGGGGCTTGGATGCTATTTTGACAAAGCATTTTATAGATGTGAGTCAGAAGATTTTCCAATTAGTGGATCTGGACAGATAGGCGATCTTGGTCCAAGCGGTGAATTAGGAATATATATTACTGAATCTGGTGGTATTACAACCTTCGGTCACACCAAGTTCAACGAAGATTACAACAATCATATAGTTGGTATTCCTTCAAATACAGAGAGTGAAGAAATGTTCGATATGGTTATGGATAGGTCTGACGAAGATTGGCAGCAAGGAGCGTTCAAAGACCTATTAATATCATATGGTTGGCAGGAAGGGCAAATTATAATTGGCGATTTCGCAGACAATACGGGGAATCTTCTCCTTTTGGTTAATGCAACAGATGGAAAAGATGTCATAAAGGACGGACCACTGGCAGTTCTGAGGATAAAAAATGTCGTACAATAAATGGCATCCAAAACTTAAGCGCGGATTCTTCTATGTCGGAGATCAGCAGTTCTATCTGTTCTCTGATAAGATAACTCGTACCTTATCCCAGGCGACATTCTACCAATGGGAATTGCCATCATTCCCGATAAGCATTATTACAGCATCTATTGGCGATGTAGTTATAAGCCCTGAAGATTTAATATCCGAAGATAATTATATCAGAATCAGATCTACGATTGCAACAAATGATGTTACTTTTGAATATACGACACAGTCTGTTTCGAGCAATATCGTCATCCAGACAATAGTGCCCACTACGCTTGCCATAGCGAGCGCTGAGAGCGTTTATTACCTCGATACGATACCTGTATCGGGCTACCCCATAATATTCACTGATGGCAATTCTACGCCTTCCCATTACGAATTTGATGTCAATCATGATACGGGAGAATTGACATTCCACAATAGAATACCAAGCACAGGCATGTTTGAATATGAGGGGTCGGCCGATGATTATGTGACAATTAAAAATATAGATCTAAATCCCATTAATATCGGAAGAGGAACTGGCATACTCGGAATCGGAGTTGACACAACTCCAAATATTAGCGAGGATCTTTATTAATGACTTACAATCTCGAATTAGAAATAGACAATGTAGAATTTGGAATCGGTATGTATGGTCGTCCGAGAGCATATCTAACAGACACTGCCAACGAAGATTTCAAAGAAGAGATAGAGGCGACTATTACGACATCAGGAAGTATTGGATTCATATTAGATTCAACGATAGGATTTCCTTTGTTCGTCGCTACTGCCAATGGCGTCGGAGCAATACTATCTGAAGCAAATGTAGGTGGATCAACATTAAGTGATAGCGTTTCTGTATCGGTTTCTGCAAATTACGATTGGGGAATAAGTGACAATGGAGACATTCCTACTCCATCAGGGCAGATGGAGAATGTACCATTTGCAAGATACTCGGGGCAAAATAAGGGTGTCAATCGTCCATTCGACTCAAAAGAAGATACAATCGTAACAACAAGCATGCAAACAATGAGCATTCCATCTGCTGGCAAACTTGATATGCTAAATCCGATGATTGTCGCATCCCAGTCATTTGATGTTACTGCTGTCGAAGATGGTAGTCCAACAGGATGGGGATTCACCCCATTCGGAACATAGGAGAATAATTATGGCTAATACTGGTGGCAATTTACAACTCGAAATATTCCAAGAAGGCACCAAAGGATGGGGTCAGGGAGTAAATCGCAATATGAGCAAGATTGATTCAAAGATGATATTGCTCCATACTCAGGCAAAAGATAAGGCGACAGATATTGAAAAAGTTGTCGCAAGCTATTCTGCCGACATACTATCTCTTGTCGAAGAGGCATCCGCAGACTATGTAACAAAAGCGGAAACACTCAAAGCATCAATAGTTGCTGAATTAAAAGATTATATAGATGAACTAATAGGAGATCACCTCACAAGAGCGCTGGACAATCAGGCTGCAGTCCAAGCGTCAATAACGACATTGCAAACACAACTTAATGCACTCGAAGATATTATTACGGGCGAATTCAATAGTATCGAATCAACAATCAACGAAAGATTTTCCGGACTATCATCTGACTTATCTGCAAAATATTCTTCTGTAATAGTGATGCGAGATCAGCTACTCACAACTATTGCCGGTATAGCCGAGAAACTCGACACCCATTTAGCCGACAGAACCAATCCGCACAGAGTAACATTTGAAGATGCTGGTGGCTCGGCTGCATTAAGATATATATCCGATACTGACAAAGATAAGAGATATTTATAATGGACGAAATAGCATCTCTTGAAGCAAAATGTAAATTCTATAAACTTTTGTTCGAAGAATCAATTGTCGAAAGTTGTCCTCCCGATGATGAGCGAGTAAATAATTCCGAATATGTGGAAAAGTCCGAAGAAGGAATCAAAGAATCTGTTGAAAAAGAAATTAAAAGAATAGAAACAGAACGGCAAAAATAATTATGTCCTATCATATCTATAAAGATTTATTCAATGCTACAGCAAGCGGTAGTGCCACAGCTAGTGGGCTTATGAAGAATTGGGTAAACCCCTTTACATCGGCAAGCGGAGCAATCGTAGGATTATCTGTATTTGATGATGGAGACGCCGAATCTGCATGGCATGAAGATTTCTTAAAAAATTTATATCTCATTGATTACTACACAACTTACATTATTGACACTTCAGGAGAAACCAATAGGGCATTATCCGGATCTCCAATCATGGTTGGTGATTCCGCCCTGTCTAGACTCGATTATTTATGGGATATCGTGAAACAAGAAGAATCTACACTCGGGATAACAAGCGGCGACATTGAAACCGCCATTGAAGAATGGGGAAATCAACTTGACGGATCGGGCACAATAGATGGAAACTCTTTTAATTCATATACAACGATTGGGATTCCTTCGGGAGAATTACCAAAACTAAAAAGTTATGCATGGTCTCCAATGACCTATTGGGATAATTATGATGGCGATCCTGTATTCGTAAATGGATATGCTACTGGAGGCAGTATAAATGCCACTACGGGGCAATCCGGCGTATCTATTGACTTAAGTCGAGACGATACTATTGACGACTTATCAGCCCCGACAACTGCTTCTGGATATTTAACAACAGTTACCGGCGCCAATGCCTATTTGTCCGCCGCAGATGTATTTAGTACATATTACACAGAAGCATACAATGCAAGTACAAATCTTATTATTGCTCCGGTCTGGTCGGATGATGATTACGATGGAAGTCTTGCCGACGCTTCAGGAACAATTGTCAATCCGACAAATCCGTTATGGGCTACTGACAATGAGTTGAAAACGATGACTGTAGAAACTACACATCTTGCCAGCGGAGATTTAAATATCATCTCACGGGATGTCGCCCAAAAGACAATGGTATATTTATCCCGTAGTCTTAATTACCTACATAGACTCACATATGGAAGTATTGGCGGATTTGAAACTGACATTCCTACGGCATCAGGAAGTCTGGCATTCGATTTTACAATACAAAATGGATCAAACATAACTCCTTCTGGGGGTGCCGCTTGGCCGGTTCAAGATAATCCCTTTGCTTCCGGCGAATTAAGTCCGGTTGACAATAGTTTGATGTATAATCCAGACACACCAGATTTTCATTGGCGAAAACGCATCAATGAAATGGACACCAATCTGGGAAGACCGTCTGATTATGGATCTATGCCATGGCTCTTGTCGAAACTAAGATACATGAGGTACAGAATGTATCAACTAGTCGGAGACAATAGTCGGCAAAAAGGCGGACGATTATGGCGATCCATTATGCCCGAATATGGAACTTATGCAACAAAATCAGATCTACCCGAAAAGAATGGCGAGTTTTTCTCAACCACCGTTACAAGAGATGAGTCCGATGGCGTATTTTATGTCAAAGACGAAAACACATGGTATTATTGGAATAAAAATACTTCTGATTGGGAAATCGCATGGAGCAATGGGACCCAATCCGGCGAATTTCCCAATGTGCCCAATCCCTATGGTATTGTCACAGGGCAGGGTGTGACGGGCTTGTCTTCTTTTAACGAAATATTTGATGTCGCGACTTACCGTAATTATTATGCTGGACCGCCTGCAAGCGGCGATTGGCATGTTGCCCCAGGTGTAGATATTTATAGCCAAATAGTCAAAGAGGTACATAATAAAGATGTTGGGAACAAAATTGTAGATCAAGGTGTTGTGGATGATTATGGAATAAATCTCGAATCATTTGTCGGCGGAAACAATCAGGGTTATATGGATACAAATCCATCTACTCAATTTATTTCACAATTCCAATCTCTACACGATAAGATAGGCTCGGCAGAAGTCGCAGAACTTATGTCCGGGAAGACCATGTCCGATATTCAGAAAAATGATTTTCTTGAAGATGTATTTTTTACCGCTTCCGGAGAATTTGATAGCGGTGAATTTATAAGACAACTTATTCCGATCATATCTTGGCATATCCAATCTGTAGGAGAATTGGAAACAGGCAATCTCGATATTGGTAATTACCCCGGCAAAACATTATCATATGCACTAACCAATGGTTTTTACAATCTAATGGAATATATGGAATTTGTATCTGGTGATGGAAGTTTGTCTGGAAACGAACATCCAACACCATCCGGGATAAGTGCGCGATACATTGGACCACATAGAATTACATACATTGACGATAATGATCCGGGCTTTTATGGCGGGGTCAAACTAACATACTTTGATGAGGATGCATAAAAATGACTGATAGACTATTAAATAGTCCCGAAGAATTTCGAGACGGCGTTATTGTAACAAGAGCCATTAAAGACTTTAATGTTACTGAAAGTAAATTATCCGCCGATTCGGTAACGAGAAATAAAATACCAAAAGGATTTCTTGTTAATTGGATAACCCCTCCAGCAACACCAATGACTGCCAGCACCACAGGTTCGGCAGGGGACGCGTGTTATACATCGCCATATTTATATGTATGTGTAGCAACCAATACATGGATTCGACTTGCGGAGACTTCATGGTAATGATTTCACCACAAGAACCATCTAGTATACCAATTATGTCCACTGCTCGCCTCCTTGATACTAACGGAGAACCATTATGTGGACGTCCAATCGGGGTGACCATAAGTAGGACAGATACAACTCCGGTGGATTCAGACGTGTCGGAACTACATATTTATGATCCATTCACCGGAATTTCCGCAGGAACTACACATACTCTTGATAAATTAATATGCCTTACAAGCAATCAAGGTTATATATGGGTGCAAATAGAACAGTCAAGTATGTCTATTTCCCAGATTTTGGCAGGAACTATAACCGGGCCATCTGATTCTGACTACGATCTATTCGCCGATCCAAACCCCAAAGTCGGAATTATGAATCATGTCACAAATGAATGGATAGACATAGATGAGGAAGAAGTAAGCAATATAAAGAAGGCAGAACCATCAACCATTGGGAATTTCTATAGATTTGAATTAGATAAAGCGGCAATTCCTGGTAAAATTGAAGTTCAAACATTATCGGGACAACCATTAGAAGAATTTAATGTTGGCGGAGCAAGACTTGGAGTAACATTTACCCATTCAAATCTTCCTCATGGATTTTTTATTTATGATTCACAGTCACAATCAATATTATTATCGGATAGTAGTATTCAAGAAATTTTAATCACATATAAAGTACCGTTATTTACTGCCAATCTCAATAATGATATGCGATTAAGACAACTTATTCCAAGCGCCTATACTATAAGTGAATTAAATGGATATACTAACATAGGATTATATCCAGATATAAAAATGTATTTACATCTAAATTACCTTGACGAAATAAGACAAACAGGTATAATTATATTCCAGAACCCTCTTTCCAAGATCGAGGGCATAAAAGAATTTGCAGAAGGCTAATATATGGCAACAAATCAAGAACTCATGAGTCAAATAGCCGCACTTGAAGCGATTGTTGACAATCAAAATACCAAAATATCTATTCTTGATAGCACACTCCAAGCATTGAGGGTTGATGTTGATTCGGTTGTCGATCCAACGGCAGAAATAGAATCTACCGTACAAGATGTGTGGGATGATTTTGTTGATGCTTCGGGCGACTTCATAACCGGACATGCACATAGAGCAATGGAAATACCACTTGGCACACAAGATGGTGGACATACGACATATTATTGTCCGAGTGGACAATGGTTGCCAACTTCCATAGAAGCATTCATCAACGGGAGATCACTTCCATCAGAATATATTATGGAGAGAAGCGCCTCATCTATAAGAATTGGAGGTGGTTTACCACTCGAAATGTGGCCAGATCTTACAATCGCCGAGAAAAAAGAGTTGAGAGTCACATATGCGTTGACCTCAATAGATGCTTCGGGAACAACAACTCCATCTGGATTCCTTGACTTAAGAAGCACTCACATTGATTTTACAGCAACAGTTTCTGGTGGAAATAGAATTGATGTTGAAGCAGGAGCAAGTGGTTATTACGTAACTCCTGAGGCGGGATTTAATTGGCCGGAACAAAGAGCCGATTTCGCCTATGATAATTATTCAAAAGCATGGTTCAACGGATCTCTCCTCAGAAAAGAAATTGCAGAACCGTGGGTTCCATTACTTGCATATGGAATTGGCGACAGAGTTACTTATAGCGGTAATTACTATCAGTGTAATACATTGCATTATGCATCTGGAACATGGTCTCCTACGGCTGCATATTGGGATAATACGGGAAGCAATGACATTACATGGATTGATGGTAGTGGAGCAATGCTTGGATTCGACATTGACGCAGAGGATCACCTCTATATTGAAATACCGGAGTATATATAAATGGCCAATAGAACGACAAATCCAATAAATCCTCGCCGGCAAATTAATAATCAAGGGCGATATGATGATACAAAATCACCATCATCTGCATTCGAGAGAACTTACGGAGATACAATAGCCGATCCGATGACATTGGCCGACGATATCGACAATATTATTTCGGCGATTAGACGAACACTTAATGGGACTGGCGGAAATTGGTATGATCAAATAGTATCTGATAATGGAGGCGCATCTGCCGGACTTAATGATATTGTAAATAAAAGAGTAATAAGAAGACTTGGTTTTTCCAGTACTTCCATAACATTATCCAGCAGTGCTAATTCGTGGGGTCCATTAGCAATACTTCCAAATAAATCGTTAGCAATTGATGGCGAATCTACGGCAGATAATGTGGATTCTTATATATGTGCCGTGACAGATAGCACTCTATCAAATGAAATGGTAACTGACGATGATGGAAATGTCGAGAATTTATGTCCTCTCATAGATGCAGATACTGGAGAGCCAATAGAAAATGATGCTGGAAATCAGATTCTATGCCTACTGACTGCAGTGACAGGACAGGCAACTTCTTCATCGGTAACACTTAAATTTTATACAGCCGATCCAGACGGCACAAATACTAGACATACATTAGACGTCGGAACATACAAAGTTTCCCTCCCTTATCAAGACTCATTAATATCCGCCCCAAGATCAATGTTTGTGCAGCCTGGCGGCGCGGCAGGAATGGAAGTACAAGACTTATTTTCCCAACAGATAGAAATAAGAAAAACCGCTGGAAGTGCCCTAACAGCAGGGCAGGTGGTAATGATAAATAGTAGTGGCAATATAATTGCATTTAATTCCCAGACAGAAGCCAATCATAATAAAGTATTGGGAGTTGTAGAAAACAGTGTCTCTTTAGGCGGAACTGCAAGAGTAGTAGTTTGCGGACTAATGAATATTACAGTTTCTGGCGGATCTATTGGAGACCCAATATATTCTTCGTCAACCAACGGAACTCTTACAGTTACAAAACCAACAACCTATTTAGCAGAAGCGGTGGGAGTTAAATCTTCAGATACTACCATTATAGTATTTCCAGTATCTCAAATTTCATTAGGATATATATGGAATGATGAAATTCAAATAGATAATAACGTAGATATTGATGGAGAATTGGATGTAAGTGGTAATATAGTTGTTGGCGGAACAGTTGACGGAATAGATATAGCGACAGATGTGGCTGCAAATACTACACATAGAGGGCTAACCAACAATCCTCATAGCGTAGATTTTTCTGATGTAACTCCAATGACAACTCGTGGAGATGTCATATATAGAAATGCCACAGTAGGAACTCGTCTCGCCATAGGAACAGAAGACTATGTATTGACTGTCGTTGATATTGGGGGTGGAGTATTAGAGCCAAGGTGGGCCGCTGCTTCCGGTGGTAGTGGCGGTGGCGCGACAGTAGAATTTATTGCTGATGGTTCTAACGGAACGCTTAATTCACATTTATCTGCAGGCACAACTGATGGCGAAGAATTACTATTATTCATAGTTGATACTTACACATATACATTGGCAGATGCTGCTACTGGATCTGGCTGGACAGTCCAATTAAAAGGGAATTTTGAATGCACGGATTCAGAATCATGGTTAAGATTAGTTTGGCGTGATTCTAACAGCACCTGGTATGAAGATTCCAGGGGATTCGGAGCAAATGTTGCTAGTGGTTCTCATTCTCTGGCTATGGGAAGAAATTCTACTGCGTCAGGAATATCATCTGCCTCTATTGGTGGAGATAATACTGCATCAGGGGACTATGCTGTTGTTCTTGGTGGTGGAGAGGCTAGTGGAGCACCTCCTGGAAATACTGCATCAGGAAATCGCTCTGGCATTATTGGTGGATATGGACATACAGCAGTCACTGATGATTCGTTCATTGGTGGAGGAATAGAGAATGATACTTCTGGGGCAAGATCTGCAATCGTTGGTGGATCTAATGGAGATGCTTATGGACCCGACTCCGTAATTGTTGGAGGGGTGAGTGGAACGACTGACGCAACAGACGGAGATAGGGCCGTAGTATTGGGTGGAAATGCCAATAATGCAAATGCCAACAATTCAGTAGCGGAAGGAGACAACGCAACAACATCTCTTACCAACGAACATGCACATGGAACAGATTTTGGAGGTAGTGCTCAATACCGTAGGCTGTTGGCAACAGTAACAACTACCGATGATGATGAGGAGGGATACAACCTTCTCATAAATGGTTCTGATTATATAGTAATTCCAAATAATACTTCATGGATATTTACAATCCATGTAGTCGCTAGAGATGGAACGGCAAATGAATCCGCCGGATATAAATTTGTAGGAATGATAGAGAATACGGGAGGAGTAGTATCCTTAGTCGGAAGTGTTGGTAAGACTATAGTGGCGGAAGAAGACTCTACATGGGACTGTAATATATATGCAGACAATAGCAATGATGCATTGACAATAAAAGCAATAGGAGACGCTTCGAATAATGTGAATTGGTTGGCTACAATTGAAATAACTGAACTTAGTGAGTAAAATATAAATGGCACAAGAAAAACAAATATTAAGCGATGGAACTATTCAATTTAACGGACCCGCTCGTTATGAAAATCATAGTGATATGGGATCTAATGATGAAGCATTGGCTGACAAAGAATATGTCGACGATAATACTGGTGCGGGTTCTGATACAACCGCAATTCATGATAATATTGCAAGTGAAATTAGTAGTATTACAGAAAAAGGTGTCGTTAATTCTGCTGATTTATTGCTTGTGGAAGACTCGACGGATAGCGGCGAAAAGAAAAATGTTCGGCCGAATACTTTTACAATGTTTGATTTGGCTTTATGGAAAGCGACATCCGTCACAAACTTGAGGCACGACGACATCACATTTATGCTATCCAGTGAGGCAAACTCTCTCGCAGATTCTCTCGTAGATTATAGTGCTGGCCGTTATGACGGTACGGCGGTCGGTGTTCAACAGGTAAGTGGTTCAGAGGCCGATACGTACGAACGCGTATGGAAGTATCAAAATAACACCGACGTAATAAACCTCCCGGAAATCTCTTGTGATATGTCGAGTGGGTTTGGGTTCGCCTGTTGTATTCGTCCCACGTCTCATGTAAATGTGTC